CTATATTGAAATTATCTCTAGTTAATTTATATCGAACATCCGTATAAGTTAATTTTTCATTATAATCTTCTGTTTTATCTTTAGCCCAAGTATTTTGAATATGATCATCTTTCATAAAAGACCATTCTCGTTGTAATATATTTGTGCTGTCTAAAGTAGATAATTGAATAGCGTCATTATGCACTTCTGAAAATCCTATCATATTTGAATCTGAAACTTTATATCTATCTTTTTTTGTTAAAATAACATTTCCAGCATTATCTACAATATCTCCAAAAATATTTACATAGTATGGAGATGGAGTTATTATATCACTATTTTCATTATCCTTTATCATTATATATTGTTTTTTTCCTATATGAGTACTATCGATAAATGGTCTTTTGGTTTTACTCATAGGAACATCAAAACCTATATCGTCCATTACAAACATACGAGTGCTTTTATCTACATGCCAATTGTATTTAATATCTGTATAACAATCATACACTTTCCAAACATTTTTTACAATTCCATTTATGGTTATATCTTCATCAACTAATTTATATTTTTTACTATAGTCGTGTGAATCATAAATTGTCATATCATCATTGTTTAAATAAAATCCATTAAAAACATCATTATCTAATAATTTATAAGCTGTGTTTAAAATTTTAGCAGGTTGTGAAACATCAAAATATATACCTGTGTAATAGTGTTTATTAGTAACAATATCATGTGTATATATTCTTGCATTTTTAACATATTCTCCATTCCATTCACCGTTATCATGCAATATTTTTCCACTTATTGGTTCAATATATCTATTTAAATCATTACCATATTTATCATAAAATCTACCATCTGTAAGATAAATATTACTACTTTTCCATAAAACAGCACTTTCAGTCCCTTTATTTGTTTCATATGACGTTACACTCGGCATAGCTACATATTGCTGTATACCTGAATCTTCAAAAAATCCCCAAGTTTTATCAGATACAATAGGTTTATTATCTATAAATTTAGATTCTCCCCATATCCAATCTTCTAAATGTTTCCACTTATGTTTTTTTATTGCATATTCATCTATTAATACAGGCCAACTATTTTGAATAGTAATAGGAATATTGTTAATTGATAATAATTTACCAGTAATATAATCATATTTAGCTAATTTAAATTCATCATTTAATACTATTGTTTCAGTAGAAGTTACATCATATGATGGAATGTATTCGACTTTCATACCTGCAGGTCTAACTGCTTCAATCATGTCTTTCAAAATAGGTAAATATTCTTGTGTATATAAATATATTCTTAATTTAGTAATTTTTCTACCCCATGAATCATAATCACTATCATATTCCATGCTAAAATGATTTTCCAAATTTAATTCTTCCGGATTACCCATCAAACAAATAGACATTGCAATCGCTAATGTAATTCCTAACTCATTTCCTCTATTTCTAACTAATAAAGGATATAATTTAACAATCCATCTATTCGTAAGTACTCTTTCTCTTGGATTATAATTATATCCTACATAATTCGCTAATAAAGGTAATAATCTTGATTTACATTTTAAAGGATCTAATAAATTAGGAATAAAATTATCTGTATCAGATTTAATAACGGACAATGCGACATTTATCGCCCTTAAAAACACTTGAAATTCTCTATTATCGCCAAAATATTTAGGAACATACTCTCTAACATCTAACATTGATCTTGCCAAGAGAATTTCACCTACTTTCTATTTAATATTTATATATTTTTATTTTAATTGAAAGAATATATGCAAAATTAAAGCTTCTAATATAATTAAATATACTAGAAGCTTTATAATCAATATAATTATTTAATTAAATTTAACCATTCTACATAATCATTTTCATTATTAGAATTAATACATTTCAAATATGATTGTTTAATATCATTAAATTCATTGCCTAATAAATCAGATTTGTTTAATCCATATTTAGGTAAATATTTTATAATATCTTCAGGGGCTCCTTCAAATGTTGCATGTGTTATATAATCATCATGGATTTCTACATTTAGATTATATTCTTCTTTCATAAATTGAATATATTCTTCTTCACTTTCAAAACTATCAAGTACTACATCTAAATTAATTTTCATTTTCATAAGTTTAATCTCCTTTATTTTTTTAACACCCAAATATTACCAATACATCCATGACTGCTATCCCAATGATCATATATAACCGCATTCATTATAGCTACTATATGATGTCCACCTATATGAGCAATAACATTATCTGTTTCATCTATACTTACACCGTTATCATAATTAAAAGTAGTTCCTTCTTGTAATTCTTTACAAAATTCCACGCCTGTATATTTAGTATTATCTATTTTTCTTGGTTGCTTACATTTTGTATATCCATATCTTGTTAATAATTTGTCAATTGCTTGTTTAGATGCACTATCATATCCGGTTTCACATTGCAACTTAGCCAAATCCATGACAACATCATTATACTTTTTACCTGTAACCGTGCTTATTGCTCTTATTACACAATCACTGGTGATTCTGTTTTTAGGATTTGCATTATGCATTTTAAATACATTTGTGTTTGGATATTTATCCTGTCTTTTCATAAGTAAAACTCCTTTATAAATATATTTTCTAATATAATTATAACATATTTTTTTACATTTGTAAACCCTTTTCTTATAATTGTAATAAAACTGTAAAATAAAAAATCCTATTCAAATTTAAATAGGATTTTTTATTGTATTAAATATTAAAAAATTAATCTTCTATTTTATCTGCAAATTTTAATTCTTTATAATAATCTACTGCACTTGTAAATGCAAGAAATTCTAAATCTCTATCATCGTTTACATATCGTTTAGGTTCTTGTAAAAAAACAACATCATTAGTGTAAACATTAAAAAATTCCTCTTCTTCAGTAAGAATTACTTCAACTTGTTTGCCATTAAAAGAGTAACTAGCATCAAATACAACTACTTCTTTCAAAGTATCATCCCAATCAGGATCAGTTGTTACATCTTCTTTAACAACTTCTTTAGTAGCATCAATTACCGGTTTTCCAGGTCTTTCATCATCTCTTGTAGCAATTTTAACATCTAATATTTCTGCATCAGGTTTATATGATTTAAAATACTCAGATACTTGTTCTTCAGAATATCCTTTAATCAAATTAGCTTGATGTACATTATTGTGTTTAAATGAGATATTAAATGTTTTTGTTTCATTTTCTTTTATCATTTGTAAGCTTTCAAAAAGATTCATTTTAAATTCCTCCCATATTTTAATTAAAATCTATTTAAGAAATAATACATACATTGTTTTATTACTTCTTCATAGCTTTCATATGATTCTATATCATCAATGATAAGTTCACCTTTTGAATTAGGTTTATCACCATGACATCTAACAATATATCCTTCAAACGCTTCATCATAATTAAATGTGAAATGAGCATATATATCATTATCAGGTTTAGGAAATCTAATAGTAAGAGAATTTTCTTTAATCTCTACCTGATAATTAAGCTCTATTAATCGTTTATAAGGCTTACTATCCATAATTACTTCTAATGCTTCATCATAATTGTTTTCTTTAATTATTTGGAGATTTTCAAACAAATTCATTATGTTTCACCTCTCAATCTTCAAATATTAATCGCCAATTATCAGTCTTGAATTTATTAAATATGTTTTCAATACCATTTTTAATTTGAATATCTAATTCACAAGTTTCAGCATCAATAACAAGTACTCTAAAATAATCTTCAGCCCATTCATTAATGTATGGGTAAATAAGAATATATGCACCTGATACTAAATAGATTTCACCATCAGCATTTAAATTTTTAGCATTGAATTCTGAAGGTTGCCAATTATAATCTTCTCCATCCATATCTATTTGGTCTAAACTATCTAAATAATCTTTTAAAGCATTAAATAATTTTTCTCCAGTTGCATAATCTCTATCTTCAATTACATTATGATTTGATTCAGTTAATGATTCATTTTTTATACCAAATAAATATGCAACTATTCTACCAGGACATTCTGGTTCAAAATAAGCATCTTTATCATGTTTAACAATAACTTTATTTAATTCATCACATAATTTAGAAATTGATTCATATCCTAATTCTGCACCGACAGCTACCATCACATAATCATCATTGATATCCGTACTTACCGATAAATAATCATCAGCTTCATCTTCTGGGAATCCAACAGATAACATGAATTTATGAGCAGCTTCTTTAACTTCTTTTTCTAGTGTATCTAAAAATGTAGCCGCATTATCATCATAATCTTCATCATTAGATTCTGTTAATTCTTGATATAAATTAGTTACATCTATCAATATTTCATAATCATCGGGTACACAATAAATATCGCATTTAGGAAATACTTTCTGTAAATCTTTTTTATAACTATTATAATCTGACTGGTCGGAATTAGAAGAAATAGGTATAGTCATAAATCGTTGTTGATTCTGTGTATAAAATGAGCTAGAATATGCAGCATCTACAAGTGGACCATATTTAAATTCATCACAAATCTTTTTAATTAATTTTTTGTTCACAGATGAATCGTTATCATCATTATTAGATTCTCTTAATTTTTTACCATTGCTATCAATTATATCTACATTATCGTAATTATCATTTGATATAATAAAATTACGAGGATTAATTTCTGGATGATTATCTTTAATATATTTTTCAGCAATATTTAAAGCTGCTTCATCGTTATCAGTGCTAACTTTAATGTGTCCTTTATAATCTGAAATATCATCTCCATCATATGTGTATTCTACCGAAATTATATTATTTGACTCTCTTTTAGGTAATAGCATATCACCTAAATCTTTTTGTAATTTCTTAATACCATCAAGTTTAATAGGTTCAAAACCTTGAACTTGGTCATAATTAATAGGAACAACTTCTTTTGTTTGTTGATGTTCAGCTGCCCATACGCCTTTACCATCTACTATTTTGCGATACAGACTCCAACCTTTATTATAACCAGTACCTGTTGAAATATATTCATACTCATCTAAATTTATATCAACGGTTTCCATAAGTGAATTATGCACATATTCAATTACTGAAGACCATTCTTCAAATGATATTTTATCTTCAACTCTACCATAACTCATATCAGCAATTTCTTCATCATCATTGATACCAGGATATGCCGATTTTGTATCTTTTATTATTTCTTTTATTTTAGAAACACCACCAACTTTGTTAATTAAAGAATCTATGTCACTAATCGATTCTTTAATTATTTCCTCATGTTCTATGTCAGCGTTAAAATAACGTAAAAACTCATTAACAAATTTATGAGAATAAGCTTTAATTAAATCCTTTGGAACTTTAATTTTTCTCATATCAATTTTTTCTTTATGAGTATGTTCATCTTCACTATATGAAACTGTTAATTCAAGTTCATTAATATCATCATCAAGGTAACAATCAACTACATTTGCAACTATATCACCATGTGTAGCGTCTGATAATTTTTCTATAACATCATTAGAAAATTCATCTAAATCATCTCTGGTAAAATAAGCAGTATCAATTATATCAAATGCTCCTCCATAATGTTTACCTTCATATAGTCCATCATTTAAATCTTGTTCTGCATTATCTATATCATGCCAGCTATTACCATCTTCTAAATCTTTTATTTTAACATTCATAAAAGATTGTTGAGCTTTTCTTGCAGAAGCAATAGCATCTTTAAGATTAGAATGTTCAGAATAAACTTCTTCATTACTTATTGCTAATTGACATGTAACTTGATATCTTATGCTTTCAGTAGTAAACTTAAGAGATTTTACATCAGCTGTATATTCTTTAGGTTCAGCATTAAATATTACATCATATCTAGCACTAAATGTATCTTGATCTGATTCTCCAATTTCTTCACTATTAATAGAAATATCAATTCCTTTACTTGTAAAGAATTCATCTATTAAATGTTTCATATATAAATGTTCGTGTTTCCAATCTCCATCATATATTACTATTTGCATACCATCTTTTGTTTCACCTAATTCATTATAGATGTATTGCGCGTTTTTTGACGCTAAAAATTCTTTAAATTCATTAATTAATGGATTTTTTGATTCTTTCATCAATTGTAAATTTTCAAATAAATTCATTACCAATCACCTTCTTCACTAAATTGATCTACATACTCTTCTAGCCAATCATCTATTTTTTCATATACAATATCGTATTCATCTCTAGTTAAATCTTTAATAACTAATTGACCCCATTCTTGTTCAACGTTTCTACAATAATCCCATGTTGAAATTTCATCTTCTAAATCATCTAATGAAATAATTTCATTATCTATAAGTCGTTGAATAGAATAATTAAGTTCTATGGTATAATCATATAATTTTTCAAATTCTTTCCAAATTTCAGATGAGCAATCCAACATATCTTCTGTATTTTCTTCAATAAGAAGATTAGGATTATCTCTTATTGTATCTATAACTTCATCAGCAAGTTCATTTAAAAAATTAGTATAATCTTTTTCAAACTGTTCATCATCAAAGAAAATATCAGGATCTCTATGTTCATCTGCAAAAGCTATAAGTGAATCAAATCCATTATCTGCCAAATAAGTCGCAGCTGGACCACACGATTCAATACCATAACCTGAAAAATAAATGTCTCCATCGTTATAATCTCTATATAAAAGCCTCATTATTGCTCTTATAAGTTCACCTGCTTTTGTATCAGCTTTACCATTCGCAGGCACTAGATTATTAAAGAATGCATTAACATCTCCGCCTTCTGCATCAATTTTAGATTGAATATTTTTTGTAAGCTTATTATTTTTATTTTGTTCAAACCAATTTTTAATTTTACCTATTATATCTGTAACGCCTTCTGTTTTTACAAGCTTATCATCATCAAATCCATTGTATTGATCATCAAATACGTCTTCATCCCATTCATTGTTTTCTTCGGGCTCATCTGGATCATAGTATGTTCCAAAAGGTTTGCCAGTGCGAGTATCTATACCAAGTTCATTATACTCTGATTCATTGTTTTCTTTAAACAGTTGTAAATTTTCAAAAAGATTCATTCATTATCACAACTTTCTTAACATGTTATTTTATATTTTTATTTTAATTAAGCTGTATTATTTCATTAATTTTTCTTTATATCTATCTAAAGCTCTATTCTTTTTTCTATGATTCTTCCATTTTCTGTTTTTAAATTTCCATACTAAGATTAATATAAACCATTTAAACCTAATAAATATATTAGCTTTTTTCTTTTTAATTCTGTAAGGTTCTGATAAACAAGATATAGTATAATCCCAATACTCTCCATCAAGTGTAATATCCCAAAATATTTGTAAGGCCATATCTTATTCCTCCTTTAAATTTGCAGGTAAATTATGAATACTTGTAAGTTCAATATCTTTATATTTCATTTCCATAAAAATATCATTAAGGACTCTAACCATAAGCCCATGTTCAGTATTTGTATTTTCGTTACGATATAAATTTATATACCATCTAAGAATATCGACATTCGCAACTCCACCATTATTTATAATTTGTTGAACACCTTTAACAAAACATTCTTCTGAACTAAAATTATCTTTATCGTTTATATGTCGGATTTCATCTTCATGTACATTAATACTATTAATTAAGTTTTCATTAAATCGAAGTAATCTAAAGAATGCTTCTTTTATTTCATATTTATCATTAAAGTTAGCGTCGCTTACTTCATCATATAATGAATTTAATTCTTTTCTAAGTTCTACTTTATCCATTTTATTTCTCCTTTTATTATTCTTTTTATAAGTCTTATTTTATCAATTTTATTTTACACAATCATAGAATCCTTGAATACGTTTAACCCTGTCAGGTTGCCTAAGTTTTCTCAATGCTTTTGTTTCAATTTGTCTAACACGATCTTTACTAACATTAAGTAGAGTAGCTATTTCTTTAAAAGACATCGGATTATTATCTTCTAGACCAAAACGAAGTTTTAAAACTCTTTCTTCACGAGAAGTAAGTGTTTTTAATACATTGAGTATAATTTCCTTTGATAATCTATTAATAGTGCGATCTTCAAAATTTATATCTACTAAAATCCGGTCATAATTAGTGTATATATTTTCTTTGTTTCTATTCTTAAGAAGAGATTTTATGACCTTAGTTGTTTTTATATGTATATAAGTTGCTTTCATATAATTAATAACATTATTATACGCCTCATTATTTTTAATATAATCAATTAATTCAACATAAACATCTTGAATAAAATCATAATCATTAAGATATTCTGGGCACATCTTGGATATCCTATCAGTGACAATGTATTTATATTTATTAAAGTGTTCAATGTAATTACTATTCATAGTTCTCTTTCCTTAATCAAATATTAAAACTTTTCCCATTTACAATTATAAAATTATATTCCATGTCTAAAGCTTTATAAATTACAATTGCATCTTGATACTTAATAGTTACTTTCTTTACTACAGGATAATCTTTATCATATTCTACATCTTCAACTTGACCAATTTTTAAGTAATGAGAATCATTTTGATTTACACAAATTAATACATCATATTTTTTAATTGTATTCATGATTTACACCTCTACTTTATATATGATTTAATTTCATCATATATGTATTTATTCTTTATTATTCTTTTATATCCCCAATCCCAAAGTCTTAATAATGTTTTACTATATGGTTCCATACAATCATAATCTATATGATAATTATAATGAATACGATTAGCTATTCTATATTTACATATTGCTTTACTAATTTTACATCTCATATTAAATGTATGAATATTTTTAAGTATCAAATATAAAATTACAAAATAAATACTAAAGAATATATAGTTACCCATTTTAATTCTCCTTTTTATATTTATCATAAAATCTTTTAGCTTCAGCAAATGCTTCTTCAGGACTGTTAGCCCAACCAGCTCCACTGTTACACCATTGAGAATTTGGATTAGTAGTGTTTATTGAAGCTATCATCCAAAAATAATTACCTTTTTCATCAGGTTTCATATGTACTTCAATTTTATATTCATATTTATTCATAATTATTAACCTCCATGATTAATCTAAACCTCTAACCTTTTTAATAAATCTTCTAGCTTCTGCAAAATTACCTTCGTTTTGTAACTTCCAATATTCACGATACTCTTCATCACTTAATTCATCAGTATCAATATATGTTATAACTTCTCTATTATATTTATCTTTTTTCCGTTTAATTTCTATCATCATGACAATTATACTCCACAATTACTAGCTACATATATCATTTCTTTTATACTTAGCTTTGTTACTCCATATTTTTTAAGTTCAACATTAAGCTTTACAAAATTTATTCCTTGTCTGCCAATAAGTACTCCAGGTTTATTGCAATGTAAAACAACATTTCCATCATCTTTTATTTCAATATAAACAATTATTTTACTATCACTGTTCATATCATTTAAGATTTTTTCAATTGCAAGTTTAATATCAAATCCATTAATTTTTATTTTCTTTCTTTTAAATAACATTTAAATCTCTCCAATCTCTTCAATGTAATTATCAATATCTACTAATACAGATGAAATAAAATTATTTAATATGATTTTCATTTCTTGATTTGCATAATTGTATGCTTCTTTATATGTTCTAAAACCGTATTTAGAATAACATGAACATAAATCATCTGATGTACTAAATAATTTATTTCCATTTTTAGAATAAAAAGTTACTGAATAATTTTCATCCGGTACTAATTCAACAATTGTTACATCTACATTAAAAATATTATGAATATTAATTTCTGCTAGATAATTATCACATAAAGTAATATTTTCTTTCTTTTTAAACACCAAATCTTTAATGATATATTCCATAAATAAATTCCTCCTATATTATATAATCACATTTGAATAATTAAGTTATCCCCAGGATAAATTACTTCACCGTGTCTACAATAACCATTTATTCTAACTAACAATTGTCTTGAAATAATAAGAAAATCTTTATTACTTAATGTTTTTATATTTTCTTCTTCAGAAATAAAAGGGTCTTGCCATCTATCTTTCAAAATATAATCTACATTGTCTTTTCTAATAACTAAACATGAGCATAAATGAATAATGTTTAATGTTAAATTAAGTTCTTTTATAACTGCTACTCTTTCTTTATCAGATATATAAACAGCATTATTTAATTTCATTTAGATTACCTCCTATAAATTATCCTCTACCAGTTGTAGTATCAAGCATTCTCATATGAGGTTCATTTTCTTTAAATACTCCACCGGCATCTTTATAATTAAATTCAGCTCTAAGTCTTTCGGTTGTAGGTTCTCCAACAAATGTTACCTCTTTATGATATGGATAGCCCGCAACTCTTTCAACTAATACTACAAAATATAATTCTCTATCTTCCATTAAAGTGATTGATGAGAAGATATAACAATCATTACCTTCTCTATTTAAGTCTGTTGTTGAAATAATTCTCATTTGTTATACCTCTCTTCTATAGGATATTTCCAGCAGTTGGTTGCATGATCTATACTAATATCTCCTTCATAACCATAAGCTTTAGCTTTAAAGAATATAGGAGAATGATCGAATGTTTCTTCAATATTCTTTTCATCTAACTCCAATTCAATCACTGCAATATCTTCTGTCATATATCTTAATGCTACAAATCTAAAAGCTTCTTCTTGAGTTTTAGCAAGATATACAATTCCTTCCATAGACTTTTTAATTTTACCATCTTCAATAATCTTAAGTAAATTAGTATAAGATGTTCCATGATAATATTTAGCCATCGATTAGAATCTCCTTTGTTTAATCTAATATAATTATAACATATTTTATTACAAATGTAAATAATATTTTTATAATTATATGAAAAATACAAAATGTTTGTACATACTATATAACTAATCCTGTTATTTTTGTTCAAGTTGTATTTTTAATTCATCTAATAAGTTTCTATATTTAATAGCTTCTTCAAAATCTAAATTTTCTGCAGCATATTTCATATTCTTTTTATAAGTTTTTATTAATGCTTTTATTTCACTTAAAGATAAATTTTTATTTAAAGTACTATCATTTAATTGGCTACCTATAATATTTTTAATCAACTTCATTTCAGTATTTTTAGGCACAATATTATGTTCTTTATTATATTGCATTTGAATTTCTCTATGTCGATTAGTAGTATCAATTGCTTCTTGCATGCTTTTAGTTATATTATCTGCATATAGAATTGCTCTACCATTTATATTTCTCGCGGCTCTTCCTATAGTTTGCAATAAAGATGTTTTATTTCTTAAAAATCCTTCTTTATCTGCATCTAAAATTATAACTAATTCGCAATCAGATATAGACAAACCTTCTCTTAATAAATTGCATCCTATAAGAACATCAAACTCTCCTTGTTGTAATCTATTTATAGTATCTACTCTATTTATAGTGGGAATATTTGAATGTAAATAACAAGTTTTAATTTTTAATTCTTTTAAATAATCACTTAATGTTTCAGCCATTCTTTTTGTTAAAACAGTTATTAATGTTTTTCCGCCCCTTTTAACAACTTTATTTATTTCAGTGTATATATCATCTATTTGTCCTTTAATAGGTCTAACTTCTATTTTTGGATCAAGAATACCTGTAGGTCTTATTAATTGTTCTGATACAATTGTTGATTTATTTAATTCATATTCTGCAGGAGTAGCACTTACATATAATGTATAATTTTGTGCATTTTCAAATTCTTTAAATGTTAACGGCCTATTATCCATACAACTTGGAAGTCTAAATCCATAATTAATTAAGTTATGTTTTATACTTGAATTTTGATTTCCAATAGATTTTATTTGAGGTATAGTTGCATGACTTTCATCTATAATCATTAAATAATCTTTTGGAAAAAAATCTAACAGAGAATAAGGAGCAGAACCAGCAGGTCTATTTGTAAGATATCGTTGATAAACTTCCATATTTTTACAATAACCTATTTCTCTAATCATTTCTATATCATATTTTGTTCTATCTTTTATTCTTTGTGCATATATTAATTCACCAGAGTTAATAAAATGGTTATAAGAGACTTCTAATTCTTTTTCTATAGAATTACATATATTATCTATAAATTTATCTTCTGCAATATAAGAGGATATATTAAACACAATCAATTCATTTACTTCTTCTATAATTTCATGATTATTAATGTTAAGCTTATTTATTTTCTCTATTTCATCACCAAACATTTGGATTCTATAAAATACATTATCATCTATTCCCAGCATTACATCTATAGTATCACCACTCACTTTAAATTTTCCTGATTTTAAAATATCAAATGTTCGTTCATATCTTCTAGTTATCAATGCTTTAAGTATTTCATCTCTATCTATTATTTGATTTTTCTTAATAATAAATCTAGTTTCATAAAATAAATTTGGATCACCTAATCCAAACAATGCACTTACACTTGCAACCACTATTACATCTTTTCTTGTCAATAATGATTGAGCACAATGTTGTCTCATTCTTTCTATATCTTCATTTATGACAGTTTCTTTAGCAATGTATTTATCTTCAGAAGGTACATAACATTCAGGTTGAAAGTGTTTATAATGACTAACAAAATACTCTACTGCATTATTAGGAAATAAATCTTTAAATTCAGAATACAATTGAGCCGCTAATGTTTTATTATGTGAAATAATAACCGTCGGTTTATTTACATTTTTTATAATATTTGCCATGCAAAATGTTTTTCCAGAACCAGTCACACCTAACAATGTATTTTGTTTGTTACCTTTTTGCATTGATCTAGTTAATTCATTAATTACTTTTGGTTGATCACCTGTAAGTTTATAATTTGTATTTAACTCAAACAAAATAATTAACCTCCACTTTATAACTTTTTATAATTATAACATATTTTCATATAAATGTAAATAGTTTTACAATAAAAACTTTACATTTGTTAATTATTTACAAAAATTTTAAAATATAAATATAATAATTTAAAGAGGTGAAAATGAAATGATTAGAATATTAGAAGATTTACAAATAATAAAAGAAACTAATGCAACTGTTGATAAAGCTATTGAAAAAACATACGATTCTATAGATAAAGAATTAAACAGTTTAAAAGGTGATAAAGCAATAATTCATGGCGAAGATAATCAAAATAATATCGCAAATACATATTTATTAAGAATTGAAAAAATAACTAAAAATAAAAAATATGTACATGAATATTTATTAGATACAACAATTTCCGAAGGATTAGAACAATGGTTGAATAAAATTAATAATGCAGGTTATATAAGTGCATTATTTAAAATTATAGATAAAATGAATGAATTAGGTATTATTAAAAACATTCATAATGAAAAATAAACATATAAAAAGCTCCTACTAATTAATTAGTAGGAGCTTTTTTAATCATTAATTTAAATATTATACAAATCGATGCTTACATTATTTACGATTCTAATGTCATTATAAAACTCACCATTTTCAGTATTTTCTATATCTCTATAATCAATTTCTTCAATAAAATCAGAATAATCGAAATATTCTAATGTTTCTCCATCTTTTGTTTCATCTAATTGTTTAGCACATGCAATTGCTTCATCTACATTGTCAAATATAATTATTCCATGAATCGCTGTATGCATATTTCTAAAGTTAATACCATATTTTTGATTATTTTCTGATTCTTTAAGTGTTTGTAAATTTTCAAATAAATTCATTTTATTTCACCTCTTTACTCGACTATATATCACGTAATATACACCATAATCTTAAACGGTCTTTCTCATTGTAGTCCCCCAACCTCTTCCATTATAGAATCTATGAGGGCTGTTGTTATGTATATTTGCATGAATGAATTTAGATACAATTTCCATCTTATCTTCTGCAACTTTTGATTTCTTAACTTTGTTAACAATAGCTTCATATGGATTATTAACATAACCACAAGAGCTACAATCTCTCATCAAGTCTTGAAGTATTGAAGAATCTTCATCAATTAGTTCGGCAAATTCTTTAACTGTATAGTTTGTAAGGTCTAACTTTTTGTCTTCTATTTCATTAGCTTCTCTCATCATTTGTAAATTTTCAAATAAATTCATCATAATTTTTTACCTCATTTCTTTATTTATGCTTTCTTATCAAAATTTCCTCTAAATAATTCCCAATAAGAACCAGTTGCAACTAAATCCGAATTAACCTCTTCAATACCAGCTCTCATGTGTGAAGCTAAATCCCTTTGAAATTCTCTACATTTATTTTGAGCTTCTTCAAAAGAATCATAAACTTTATCTAAAAAAGAAGTACGTTGAGAAAAATCTTTACTAAACATATGACGAGATGTAAGAACATATTTTACATCATTACTTTCATCTATAGATTCAATTATTCTAATCACGATATTTCCTCCCTTCAATTAATGAGTATTCCAAAATTTATATAAACGACCCTTTAATTACATTTTTCATATGATGAAATAAATTCTAAATCATCATTAATTAATTCGCCTCGTATTAAATCATTAAATTAAATGCATCATAAACTCCACTATTGAGTTCATCATAGTCCGGACCATAATGTTTAATTAATTTATCTCTTAATGTATCATATAATTCTATAACATCTTCATCAGACATACCATCAAATATTGTTTCGCTGTCTGGAGATACTCCATGAGATGTAATAAAATCTTCTACATAACTCTCAAAAGTAGTATAATTGTATGCTAAATCAATAGCATCTTTTAATTCTTCAATTGATTTATTTTCGAGTTCTGTCTTAAACATATTTTTCAATTCAATAACTTTGTAATAAATATCTTCAATTATTTCATTACATTGTTTTGGAATTAATTCCTTTTGAGAAACACTTGAAATAACATCATTTATTTCTTTAAGTGTTCTTTTATAATTTTTATTAGACACTTTTACAGGTTTATCAAACTCTTTAAGTGTTTGAAAATCTTCTAATATCTTAATCATTTTTATTTCACCTCATTTCTTATTTTATTAAATCATATTTATTTTTCTTTCATTATTAATTAAACGCATCAATATATAACTCAACATTATCATCAATAAAGTGAGGCATTGATGTACTTTTTGAAATAAAATAATCACCATAGTTGTTTATATCCGTATGTTTTTCGTAAAATTCTTTATAATATTCGCGTAATTTATTTATAAATTCAGTCTTAGATGTAGTAACTGCATCTTTAAGATAAGATGATAACATTGATAATTCAACATAACGATATTTATAGTTATTAGATTCAATATTCCATAAACCCACATTTATATGCAAACCTTGTGAATCTATTATTGTATCTTTGATTTTACATACAAAGGGTTCGCCACTTGTACTATTAAATCCTCCTAAAATTAAGCCTTTATAACTAAATGCAGTATCATAAGCTGATTGCAAATCATTAATTATATTTTCAAAATTAAATTCGTTATTATTGATATGTTCTTCATTCATAATTTGTAAGTTTTCAAATAAATTCATTTTTATTTCCTCCATTTAATTAAGCATTTGCATGAGATTCAAATGTCCCAATAACTAAAAGTGCATTATATATTGTTTCAAATTCTTCAGCTGTCATTATATCATCTTCAACCGCTATAGAGATATACTCATTTTTAATTTGAGAAGTATTGGTTCCTCTTTCAGAATTAAAAGCATCTCCAATATCTGCTAATATTTCTTCGTAAGCTTTTTCAACAAAAGCTACTTTTTCTTTTGGGAATTGTTTTAAGGTTTCTCTAGCATTAGATACCTTCTTAAAGAATTCTCTTGGAGATTCTGTTTTAGCTTCTTTCATTAACTGCAAATTTTCAAATAAATTCATATATATCACCTCATTTTAATTATAAGTTATCAACTTTTATTAATATATCTATTTGTGATGAACTAACATTGTAGATATCAAAATTAAATTCATCAGCAAATGATTTTATAAATTCTCTAAAGTTATTTGGAATTAAACATGGATATGTAACAGTGAGTTTAATATCATATCCCTTAGAAAAATATTCATCTGAAATATATTTTGTAGCTGAGAATAACATACAAGCATGTAATTCATTCTCTGTTCCAAACTTAGCTTTAAATTTATCATAAAATTTATTTTCTATTTCTTCTGCAATATCATCTAAAGTTTTATTATTTAAACTAACTTCTTTTATCATTTGCAAATTTTCAAATAAATTCATTTACATCACTTCCTATAATTATATTTTATTTATATAAATCTTCTATAGCATCTCTTAAATATAACTATCTTATATGTTTTCTTTTCTAAAGCAGCTATCTCGTTGTTTTTAAGAAAATTATCCGGTAATTCTACTCTAACATATTTCATATTATAATATTCAAACTCTTCACCAATATTTACATCTCGTAGCAATGTCATATTATCTATGTCTCCCTTCAAAGGTCTCTCCTTTAGGATTTTCATTTTTAGTAATCCTACTGAAAGATTGTTTAAAATTATCAAATTTTTTCATTAGAAGAATTCTAGTTTCTTTATTATTAAAATCATTTGCCAATTCATTAAATTTTTCTGATTGCTTTTCTGTTAATCTCATGATGGTTCTCATTTACTATTAATTTTTATAATATTTATAATCTTATTTTTCAATTTTAGTTATTTTTCTATAACCTGAATTATATAAGTTTTTAGCAGAATACCAATAATCTACTCTTGTCTCACCAAACTCTCTACCAGCCCATTCATCATATTCAATAATTTTATTTAAATCATCATCCATAGCAGATATAGTTTCTGTATAAATTTTTAATTCATCTTCTGACATGTCACATTCTGCTTTAATTTCCACTACAGGAGATAATTCCATTAATTTATATTCAAAAGCATGATTAAGATCGTTATGAAGTTTAATAAAGTCTAATGCTTCATTTATATTTTCTTCAGTATATATTACATCTTTTATATAATCTTTCACTACACCATCTAACGATTTTATTAAGATTGCATATAATTTCATTTTTTATTCTCCTTTCAATTTAAATTCAAAATCATAATATTTCTGTAATCCTACTATCATACTTCTCATAAAATAATTCATTTTTTCACTATAATGTTTTATTGCAAACTCTTTAGCTTTTTCAAATGTTTCAAAACCATATTTGGTATGCAATGTAGAACCAGGAATATCAGATATATTGAATCCATCATAATCAGTAAGAGTTATAAAAGATGTTCTCCACATTTTATTGCTACCGTCCATAATGCTATGATATTTACTAATTATAATTAAAACATCTATAACATCATGCACTTTTATTTCTGCCTTATATAATTCCTCTTCACCTTCATGTTTTTTAAATTTTAATTCTTTTAAACTGTTCTCCATAATGATATCCTCCTTTAAATGTATAATATAATTATAAACCATTTTACTATAAATGTAAACATAAATTTATCAATTGTATTTAACTTTGGTATAAGTGTCTAAACAAAAATATAAGACTTGTATATTTTTAACAAGTCTTATAAATTAAATATTAAAACATTTATTTTTAACTTTCATTATAAAAGATTTATGTATAAAAAATCTTTACCTGTTCCTAATTCATTTAATGATATATTTATTTTACAATTATTTTCTTTTTCAAATTCAGGTAGTTCTTTTTTTAATTTAAGAATATCATTACCACTTAAATACCATCTACCATATTGTGATTGATCATCATTCAAATATATTTTTAAATGTTTATCTTTTATTAATTGAATTAATTTATTATATATATTTAGTATTTTTTCATTATTATTTTTTTCATTATTTTCATTATTATCATCATCTAAAAAATCTAATCCATACATAATATCAATTGCTTTATTATATTCATCACTTGTTATTTCTTTAATATTTAAAATATTGCCTATTGAACATATATCTATCCATTCAAGATCGGTATTATTATCATTACATAATCTATCTATAACTTTTGTAGTACTTTCATCGGAAAATAAAGATACATCTATAATCGTTTCTATAGGAATTTTACCGTCCGAACCATTTATCATATAATATTTTTTAGCAACATTATTTTCTTCTTCTTTCATTAATTGCAAATTTTCAAATAAATTCATTGTTTATCAACCTCTAAAATAATTTATTAAATTTTTAGTTATAAATTCATCATTAATATCATAAAAATTATCATTTACTATAGTTCTTAATAAATTTAATTGTTCTATTGTTAATTCTTCTTCTTTTAATCTATCTACAAATAATTCAATATCTACTATTTCTGTATCACAAATTATCATATAATCATCTATTTCATTATCAGGTTCATATAATTGAAATAATCCATCTAATAAAGTATATCTTCCTATACCACATCTTTTATTGTTATAACTATTATCTTCAAAAAATATTTCAGCATTTATTAATTTAGATACAATATCTTCTATATCTTCATATATATCATTAACATTATCAAATAAACTCATTTTAAATCCCTCATCAATATAATTAAACTTATTTCTATTTAACATTAAATACAGCCAATATAAATTCTATTTAATTATATTTTATTTATCTTAAAATGCATATTTGAAAATTAATAAAGACTTCTTAATTGAAGTCTTTATTAATAAAATGTGTTATATCAGATTCGCTTGTAAAATAATATTTTTCACCATCTTCAGACATTCCGGTATTTAGTTCATCTAATGTACATATAACACTATCATATGAATCTGCCTTTAATAATACTGAATGCTTAGTTATAACTATATTATCTACTGTCATTGCATTTATTTCATTATTAATTTTATCGTAAACATATATTAAATCATCTACATGCACATCGCCTAAAGCATATTTATTTTTAGATATATTTTTAGTTTCAAAATAATCAATATCTGCATAGATTAAATCTAAATAAACTAATTCACCATTATAATAAACTAAATTTTTATCAAATACTTCATTTATAAGATTTAAAAATGCCTTGGTTTCATCTTTATCTAAAATTTCATCTAATACATGAATATCCCATTCTTCATATGCATCTTCACCTATTTGTTTAATTATATCCTCTAAATCAAATTGCATTCTATCTGATTCAGCTATATAAACATCTTTATCATTAATATATTCTTTTAAATCTTTTATCGATAATAATTCTTCTTTTGTCATTATATCCGGATTTGTATATGTAGAGTCATAAATTAATAATAATTGATTGTTAGAACATTCAGATAATTTTTTCATATTATATTACCTCTTACGGATGATATGTTATTTTTTCAATTTTGGTAATAGAACCATTAAGAGGCATATACACATTTGCAGTTCCCATTCTTTTAACTAATTTATTTAATTTTCTAGTGTCTACTACAAATTCAACAATATCTTTATTTCTAACTGCATATTGATGAGTAGAATTAGTATGTCTATCTGCTTTACAATCACCTAATATTGCATAAAATACTTTTCCCATATCGGTAGTGATTCTATATCTACTACCAATTTCTGTTCCATAATATGAACCTAATGCAACTACATAATAATCATCGGTAATTCCTAAATCTCTTTCACCATAACTTCTTAAAAATCCTTCATTATCGGTATATGTCCATGTATGTAAAAATTTATATTGAGCACTTCTTGTATTTGTAACTGCTCTATAGTCCATGTATGTTTTGAATGATGAATTAAACCATGTAGGCACATTCATTGATGTGTATTCCATATAAGCCGCATTTGCAGGTATACTGCTTCCTACCAAAATTGTTATTGTTAATAAAATTTTTAATAATTTTTTCATAAGTTTTAAACACTCCAATTCATTTTTTATTTAATTTATCATAAGTGTAATTAATCTTAAATCATAAGCACCAACTCCTCATATTATTAATAATCACAATTGAACAAAAACATTATTTAATTGAATTGTTTTTTATTAAAATTAAAAAAGTTATTAGATAAACTAATAACTTTTAATTAGATATTTCTAATTGTTTCATAGCTATTTGTGCAAGTGATATTGTACTCATATTTGATAATTCTTCTACAACATGTGTAACAGTTATAATAGAATTATTCTTATTTAATTCATTTGCAACTTCTATGGCTTTATTTTCATCATCATATATTAAACCATCCACCATAAATTTTAAATATTTAGCACTTTCTTTTTCCATTAATACTATTACATATTGCTTTCTTGCATATCCCACAGTTTTAAAATATTGTTCCATTGTATTATATCTTGTTTCGACATCTTTTAATGTTAAATCTGAATCATCATTGATATGTAAGTTTAATAATTCTTCTTTTATTTTTATTGGCATTTACATTCACCTCTTAATTTTTATCTAAAAGAAATAAGTCATTATACTTCTTTTAGATAATTTATTCTTTTAAGTAAGTCAACACATGCAGCGTTAAAATTATTTTCTACTGTATCTTTTCTTGAAATACTTTTTAGTTTATATTTATTTTTAATAATATATTGTTTATTATCAGCATATATATCATAGTTATTTCCATTTAAATCTACATAATGTTTGATGATTTTATCAATTGCATTATTCATATCATTTATTTTCTCCTTTAAATAAATTTCATTGCTCTGTAAATTTAATAACTAACTTATCATCTTCAATATAAATGTCGTTGATAATTCCTTGTACTCTTTTTGTATCAAATTCAATATTTTTAAAACGCATCGAACAATTATTTTGATTTATAAATGTACATTCATATGATAATAAATAATGAACAAATCGTTCTTTATAATAAGAACGCAATATATCATATAATCCTGATATTCTTATACCATGTGTAATACCTTTACTTTTATATTCTTCTTTCATATTATTTACAATACTTATTATTTTAGTCATTAATTCATCATCACATTTATTACATGTTTTATCTAAATATTCATTTAATTTATCTTCACTACTAAAATAAACATATTCATCAACTCTTATATCGGTATCAATATACTTTAATGGGAATTCTTTTTTATCCAAATCATGGACATGTATAAAACATTTAGTTTCATCATCTTCTAATTTTATTATCAATTGATCTATCACACATACATATTTACTTTTTCTTGGAAGATATAAAATGTATAAATAATCGCCTAATTCAAAATTACAATTAATATTAAAATTCATTATTGATTTCTCCTTTTAAATTTATTTTATATATATAAACGATGTGGTACAATATCGTCCGTTATTTAAAAATTTAAATCTTAATTCAGATTTAAACTTATGTGGCCAAGTGTTTGTATGTTCTATTCTATTAAACATTATTACAACGTCATTCATTTTTAAATAGCTTATGTTATGATACCATTCTATTTCATACGTAATATCATTTAAAATAAAAGATATAGTTCTACTAAAACCATATTTATCTACACCTGTATGTCCTAAATATTCAATTTCAGGAACAGATAATAATACTTTTTCTATTTGTTCTAGATCCAAGATGACTACTCCCCTTTACATGCAATTTGCTTACTTAAAGTTAATAATTCTTTCCTTAATCTGATAATATCATTTTCCATTCTAGAATATCCTCTAATCCCATATGTTAATGTTATATTGGTTTCTTTTTCTAATGTTTTCTGAATATCATTTTTTAATCTAGAATACAATTCATCACAAAAAGATAACTGATTAATTATATCTTTTTTAGTAGCCATATTTATTTCTCCTCAATTCGTTTTATAATATCTTCTACAATAGCATCATAACTTTCAAGTTCTCCTGTATATTCTTTATATGGAATATTATTTGATAATAACATATTAACTATATCTTCATATAATTTACTTGCTTCAGCTTCAGTTTGATTTCTTCCTTTAGGATTATAAGGTTTTACTTTTTTTATCATATAATTTAAATTTTTATATGAATTAAAAACATTAAGCACTGTTTGATTAAAATGAAATCCTAATTTTTCATCTTGATTATATACTATAGATAAAGGTAATGGACTATCTGTAATTATCATAAAAACTTTATCTTCACATCTACTAATTCTATAATATTGTTTACCAAACATATATGCTTGATTTTTTAAAGCGGTTTGATTTTCTTCCCATGTTTTATCTTTAGCAAATTCTGTTACTAATTCTACATTTAAACCTGTCATTTTTAATTTTGAAAAAATATAAGCTGCTCCTGTTGATTTACCTGCTCCCGGTTGTCCAAATAAATTTACTACATACATATGTGTTCCTCTCTTTCTTTATAAATTGTTTTTGGATATAGTTCATAAGATGTTTCTATTTTTCCACATTTAGGACATCTATATTTATATTGTGGTGGATTACTCATTAGTATTAAATTATCTCTTTCCATTTGTTCTCCACATTCACAATATGCATATTCTATATAAATATTTACCGGTATAGATTGTATATTCATAATTTAATCTTCTCCTTTTTTAATTTAAAACATCATTAAAAAATTCAACTAAAATATCTTTTATAATATCTATAGGAATATTTTTTGATTTTAATATTCTTAATAAAGTAAAAGGTTCATTTACTCTATTGTGTGTATTTTGATTTTCAAATTCATTACTTATAACATTTGTTATTTCTGTCAAATTCCATTCATCGGTAAATTGCACATTTTTATCAGGATGTTTCCATATATGTTTGTTACAAGATTCACAAGTTCTTTCTTCAACAGAAAAATCTTCTAAAAAATATTCAGGGTAGCCTCCTGTATGAAATGTTTGACAATGATTACATTCAGGACATTTAAATTTTCTAACACCAAATAATTCTATGTAACTCATATTATTTTCCTCTTTTTAATTATAATAATGTCAATATTTAAACATTATTTTGTAGCGTTAAAATATTCATTAGATAAAATTTCATATAATTTTCTGTCATGATATGTTCCGTCAATTAATTTCACATCATCTTTACAAATACCAACTATTCTTCCGCCAAATTTTTTAATCATTTTATCATATGATTTTTCTACCGGATTTCCCACCACTACATAAAAACTTAATTTTCTAAATTTATATTTTTCAAATATATCTTTTAATGCTTTCATTAAATCTTTGCCAAAAACTAATTTATTATTTGAAAAATTTATTATACTTAATGCATTTACTTTACTTTCAGCTCGTACAACGTTATAAGCTATATAGCCTATAACTTCATTATTATGAATTGATACAAATTGATGTCTATTCCATGTATTTGTATCAATTGTCATAGTATCATGAAACACATCATTAACCCAGTATTTATATCTATCATTAAACCACATATCATATTGTAATTTTTCTAATTGTTCTTTATATTTTATTGCAGGTTCTAGCATATGTAATCTCCTTTATTATTCAATTTCATATATGTGATAACAATATACCTTGTCTATGTGTGTATCATCATACAAATATTCGTGTTGTGGATTTTGGTTTCCAATATACTCTCCCCACTTATGCCATCTCCAACCACCTTCTGATGATTGTGCCTCTCTTTTTACAGTAGACAATCCAACAACATAATTTTTATCAACAGCATTGAGTAAATCTTTATGTTTTTCTAAAATCTGTTCATAATTGTCACAGACGCCATTTGTTACCCAGTTATTTATAATATTCACATTACATTTTTCTTCTAAAAATCCTTCAAAGTTATATGCATATCCATCATGCCTATATACTCCTGTTGTATAATGCTCAAAATAGTTTTCCTCTTGACTTAAATCAATACCGTTTACTTGTGCAATAGTTGCATAAATAAAACTCGGTTTAACATTGTTATATTCTACATCTTTTAACATATTAAATTTCCTCCTCTTCAATAGATAATATGACTTTACTATCACTATAATTGCCTGATAAACCTAATTGTTTAGATTGATTCAATGATATCCATAAATCTTTATGAAAATAATCAAATAATTCATATAGGTCTTTTATTAAATAATGTTTAGATGTTCTAATAGAACACATTAATTCTTCTAATAAATCTCTAACATACCATCTACAAGCGTTTTTATCTCCTTCAGCAGTTAAAACTATATTAATATGCTCATCATATTGACGATAATTATATGTAGTTTTTGCATCTTTATATAATGATTTATTTACTCTAAATCTTTCTTGTATCTGATTTTCATCAAATGTAAAATCACCGTCTGTGTTAAAATAAGCTTTAAAACATAATTTCATATTTTTACCTCTCAATAATCTTAATAAATTCTTATTTTCAAAACATACTTAAAAATTATCCTTTAATTCTTGTAAAACATCTGCTATATCATCAAATTCAACTATTTTTACATAATCATCTTCATCAAAATCAAAATTATGAACATATGATTTTTCTTCCAATTTTGTTTCAATTTCTGAAAGTATTTCTAATTTTGCATTTTTTATTTCTTCGACAGTTACATCTAATGCTCTTTGCGAATTATATTTATTTGTTTCATAAAGAAATTGAATATTTTCTTTTAATTTATCATTTTCTTGTTTAAGTTGTTTAATAAAATCAAGCATGTTTTCTATTTTACCTTTTTCTTCATGCAAATGAATTATAGCTTTATCATGATTTTCAAGTATTGTTAATAATGATTCTAAAAAAATAATAATTTGATTATAATTCATAATTATTCACCTCTTTAATCTTTTTATAAAAACTATTAATATGATCATATTTTTCCAAATACTACAAAACAATGAATCCCTTGTTCCCATGCTTTTTTCAACACCTGACTCATATTCATATCGTCAAATTTGCCAACATAAATTGATTTATAATTATCTTCAGAAAAAGTAGTTACTAATCTTTCTTTATTACCTCCCATATAATCTCCAGTAGGATAATAAAAATTAAATTCATCTTCATCAATTTCTTTTATAATATTTTCTACTTTAGATATATCTTCTTCTTTTTCTACAAAGATTCTTCCATATCCTTTTCTTGAAAATTTCATTTCCAAATTATCATACATTAATATACGCTACTCCTTTACATAAAAACTATTAATATAATCATTAAATATCCACTCATAACCTGTAAAACCAATATTTATTTCGTCCTTTTCATCTTTAAAGCGAATAACAGTTTCATCTGTACTAATATCTATAGATAATATGGTTGGTAACCAAGCTAATAGTAATATTATGTTATTTGTATAACGTATAACATTTTCTACGTCAATGCTTTTAATACAATTTTCATAAAATTGAGCAGTAGTTACAGCAACTGAATGTTCTTTATTAAATAACACCATGATTATCACCTCCAAATGAAATGTGTATTTTATTTACGACCAACTGTAAATAGCCAATAGATTAGTAAACAAATTATCTTTATAATTTTATATATCCAATAGCAAATTGCATACGGAATAAATATTATATTTAGCAATATCGTTATAAAACTAATTCCGAACCAGTTTAAGTTTGTCCATTTATTATAATTTCTAATAGGATTAAATATTGATAAATCAAATCCTATAGAATTAAGTATTATTGTTTCAATACTCACAATAATACCAATTATAAGTGTAATGCTTTCAGCAATAGACAATATTATCACCAACTTTCACGATAAAATAAATGTATTTTATTTACTTGATTTTCCCATTACAATTTCATCAAATAATTCTTGCATACGTTCTATGCTTGGTAAATGGCTTAAATTGTTGCAAACTTTCTCTTTCATACAAGAATCCTCTTTTCCTTTTTCATATATACCTCTAAGAATTATTTCAATTTTCTCAGTAGCACGACCATCAGCTTTTGCAATATTTGTACATATATCAAAAATCTCTTTTGCTGTTTCTTTAAAGTCGATCATTGCTATTATTCACCAACTTTCACCATAAAATAAATGTTTTAACTGTTTAATCGCAAGCTTTTAGTTTTAACGTGATATAACTCTCATAATCGCTTGCAGAATGTATCTCTTCAATAGAATATTCTCTTAATTGATTATGAGGAGTTTTAAGCATTATCGTATCTCCATATGTCTTGTACTGTTTATATTTTTCTGCTAGCACAAACATTTTTTCGTTTTCCAATAATTCTTGTCTGATATAAAAGGAAAAATCACTATCAATAATTCTCACTAAATAAGATTTTGTATTCACATTAAATTCGAGTACTTCAATTAGAACTCTCTCTAAATTTAAAGTTATTGTTTTTACAACCTCTAAAGAGTCCAATCCTATTAATACATCACTGCTATAATATTTAAAATCCATATCAATTCTCCTTTTGGACAAACTATATATGTAATATCTAAATATCTTGCTGCATATTCATTTCCAAATCTTCAACAATAATATTTAGTTTCTTTCTTTTTCTTCATTTGCACGATCCTCATGTAAAATATTATAATATCAATTCCTTATTTTCTTTATTTTTTGCACCGCAATGAACACATTCTGTGGGTTTAGATGAATTTTTATGTTTAATAAATATGAGATGTTTGCATTGAGAACATTTATATGTATATCCATATTCATCTGCATCATCAAATATCCATTCTAATAAGTTAGTCATCATTTTTATTATCTCCATTATTTATTCAATTATTAAATTATACACAATACTTGCTAAAACTTTAGAATCAAATTTATTTTGCACTAATTCTACACAATATTCTTCATTAAGATTTTTATTTTTGTAATTTAAATCTTTACTTACTTTAACTGCTTCATGTAAATCTGTATAAAACTTACAGCCGATACAATAACTAATACATTTTAATGTATCTTTAGCTACTAAACAAATAACATATACATTAGTTTCTCCACTCATAGCATTTATAAATGTAATTAAATTATTATAATTATTTTCTAATTCTTTAAATGTTAAATTAGATGTGTGATTAATATATTGATTGTGTAAATCTTCTCTAATTTTTATTTTGTTCACAATACACACTCCTTTAATCTATGTTCAAATTCATCTAATAAAGCATCGTGAATTTTTATAATAGCACTTTGAGTTTTAATTAAATCTTTTAATTGTTTTACATTTTCTTTTTGTTCATTTATGATATCTATTTTTGATAAGTACTTTGTAGAAACATTCATTGTTTTTCCACTTTTAAGTAGATAATTAAAATAATTATTTCCGCTTTCATCATTCATAACCTGATGAAATTTTACAACTACAACTTCAGATGATAGCTCTTTAATAATTTCAACAATGCATAAACTATTATTATTAGAATTGCATGGATAAATGCATACATCTCCTATTTTTAAATTACTGTTCATTTGAAACATCCTTTCATTGTAATCACTTTCTATATAATTATAATCATTTTAATCACACTTTATTATTTTTATTCTTTATAGATAAAATCATTGTTCAATAATAAATCAATATATCCTATAATAGCATCATTTTTTTCTTCATATCCTCTTTGAAAATCTTCACTTAATAGATTTTTTGCACATCGAATGTATAAATCATTTTCTTGAATAATAATTTCTTTTAATTTATCTGCAAACTTTTTTGCACCTTTCAATTCAGCATTTTTTATAGCTAAATCAAAATCAGTTTCAAAAGGTAAAGGATTTAAAATGTCTTCTATTTGTTCAATAATAATTTTTTGTTTTTTACATTCTTCATTTAACCTTTTTATCTCTTTTTCTTTCATATCATTATATTCATTCATTAATTCAGAATTCGTATATTGTTTAAATCCATTAAGTGCTTCTATAGTTTTTCTAGTAATTGTTTTTGAATCTTTATTTCTATACCCATGTTTTTTCTTTCTTTGTTTAATTTCTAACATTTTTTGATAAGCTGTTTTATTTTTCATATTAATCACCCCCTCATGACTTTATTTCTGCTCACTGTTTACATGATTTGTTTCATATTAGCACCGCAACAACCACAATACCTCTGCCAATTATCAAAATCCCATATATCTGTTTGCGTCATATTACATTCCGAACAAGTAGCACTACCATCTTTGTGCAATTTCCACTTTCCATATTTTATTTCATTTGTTTTAATAGCAGGCATATTATCGATATTTTTAATTATATCATCTACAGAACATTTTCCATCATATACTCTTACGCCTTGAATAAACAATTGTTTTAATTCATCTGCATCTATTATTTTCATTATACTCACTTCCCACTTTTATCTATGATACCATGCTTCAGTATTATCGGTAAATCTTATACATACTTTAGTAGGAATACCTGTAGCATTAGACTTGATAGATTGATATCTAGCATCAACCACACTTTTTATAGTTTTATGACTTGATTCACATTCTTCAGCTTTACGTTTTTCATTATAATTAGTATTGCATTTTTCACATACATATAACTTCTTTTCTATCATAATGACACATCCTTTTTATAATTATTTTTCTAATCTTGGAATCAAAATAAAATCTTCTAATAATTCTTCAATATGCTCATCTGTCCACACAGGTGGTTTAGTATCATCTATGCTATTTTGATACCAATCAGATAAATAGCCTACATCTTTTTCTATTATTTGATTACTTTCTACACACATTAATTCGACCATTTCCACTTCATGTCTATCTTTAAAATATTTAGTCAATGCATTATAATCATCAATCACTTTTTGACATGTTTCTTTATTTTCCCAATATTTAAGAATTGGATTATTAGAACATGTACAAATTTTATTAGTAGTTTTATCTCTTACAGCATATAATTTTAACATAATTTATCATCCTCCATTATACAATAAATTTCACTTTTGATATTTTATTAAACATATTATACATCTATTTAATTTTCAACATTACTGGATTTCATCTTGTCTCTCCTTTTGTATTCCATAATTGCAAGAATCATTTTCTAATACAAAAGAATGATGCCTTTCACACCAATATTTATTTATGCCTTTCCATTTTTCTGACATTTGTAATGCTCGCTTACAATCATTGCACATTATTTTTAATCCTTCAATAATTTGTATAGGTACTACTTCTGCATTAGCACCTCTACTATTTTCTTCAATCATTGTATTTTCTGCATTTGCTTTTATTCGATATATAGATGCTTGATTATAATATTTACCCCATTTATTTACACCTTTTCCACGAAAATACAATCCTGTATTTTTATCTCTTACAACATAATATTGCATTTAATCAACTACCTTCTATAATAAATAATTTAAAGACTTAATTTGTAATTTACAAATAGCTAAATCTACATGTTTATTTGTTAATCCTGAATAAAGTCCATTAGAAGTATTTATAAATTCAAATGAATCTACATATGGATGCATGTCTTTCACATCATCATCTAAAATTACAAAACTTCGAACGATTGTTCTATTTTTATGTAACCACGATTTAATTTCTTTGCCTCTTGCACCTGATTTTAAAGCAGGTGTAATGCCTATTACTTCAATATTATATTTATTAAGTAAATCAGTAAGTCGTCTTTGGTCTTCATATTGTTCTTCATATGGAAGGTTCCACCAACCATATCTCCAACTACTAGATATAACTATCTTAGCATTAGTAGCTTTTACAATTTTAGCTAATCGTTTTACTTTACTCTCATGAATGCCAAAAGGCTTTGTAATACGTTTGTACCAGAGCTCTAATGGTTTATACTTTATTCTCTTTACAATATTCCAGCCAAGGAGATTCCATTTATTATAACCATTTAATACTCCGTCTATATCTAAAAATATAATGTTAAATTTTTCTTTCATATCATTCTCCTAAATTAAAACTATCTAATTCATATTCTAATTCATTTCTTTTAAGTAAATAAATATATTTATTAAGTATTTCATAATATGAATCTACAAAGAATGGAGTGATTTTAGATACATCCGCAAGAAAATTATTAGGTGAAGCATTGTCTGCTATAATAGTACACGTCTTGCATAATAAAGAATTATAGTGTTTACAAACACTACAATGTTTTATCATTTCTACCTTTACAACTTCATCATTATTTGCATTCGTCATTCCATAATGAATTCCTTTAATCGGCTGTATCGCTAAATAACTTTCATCTTTATCATCAAATCTTATTGGAGAGCAACCTTCAATTTTAATAAATTTACTAATATCATCTTGACAAATTTTTCCAGTCCATGCACCATTCATTACATAGAAAGTTGTACCTACAGGTAACTTATAAACGTTTGTAACTATTCCTCCATATTTAGGGTCTGGCTTTCCTTCATATTCTTTCATAATTTACTCCTCTTTATTTATATTAATGTTTTGTTTAACAATAGGAAAATAACTAGTTTTAGTTTTAAATATTATACAGTTTGCATTACAATCTATTTTTTTAAATTCTTGTGTAGTCAAACAATAATAACTACGAGCAGAATTTAAATCATCATCAATACGAATATATTTAACATGACTATTATCATCTCGTAATTCAAAAAATGTACCTATAGGAATATCTCTTACTCTAAATATTTCAGCGTTTGAGCTATAATTAGTTACATCTAAATGAGTCGTATTCTTCATAAACATCTCATATAAATCAATTTTTTTGTTTGATTCTTTATATCCTAAAAATCTAAATGCAATTGTAAATGCAGAAAACATCCACCATTCCCAATTATAAATAAATATATCATACTTAAAAGATAATATGACATAAAAAACACTCCATAAAATAAAAGCAATTAAATCATATTTATTTTTTTCTAAAAAACTTTTAATATATTTTTGATACATAATTACTTCACTCCTCATGATTTATTTATTCATTTACAAAATCGCCAAGCTCTAAATTAAATTGTACAATTTTCAAATCTTTTGGATCAGGTAATCTACACAATTTATATGTTTGAGATTTATTATATTTTCTAGTATAATTTTCTAAAGCAGTTTTACACCTTTGTTTACTTTCCCAAAATTTGTGTCCTGGAGAAGTTAACGTTGTTTCAAACTTAATATCTTTAGTATTTATTATTGCGTACAATTTGGTTGGATATTTAAAAATAATTTCTTTTTCATTCATGATATATCATCTCCTTTTATAAATTAATCTTCTATACAAAGATACACTCCAGGAATTCCATCAGTTGTTATTTCTATACTATCAGCTCCAATAACACTATGTGCTTTCCCAAAGTCACCTAAAGATGTAACCATTATTTTCTTTTCTTTATCTTCTACCATTTCTAAGAAATCAATTAATCTTCTTACTGTTAAAACTTTTGAATATTTACTCAATATTAGCACTCCTTAATTCATGTTCATATTCATATGTATAGTTTTCAAGTTTAGAATCATAATGTAATTCAAACTCTTCAAGTTCGTATCCTTTTAATTCTTTTTGTTCTTCTTCTAATCTAAATCTTGCAGCCAACTTAGCTACGCGGTAGATTGATTCAGTGCTTTTACTATTTTCCAAAGCTTCTTTTAGATAAATATCAAAATGTTCTTTTCTATTTTCATAAATAGGTTCCCATTTTTCATGATAAGATTTTAAACTCATAAAATTATGCGTTTGAAAAATAAATATTAATACGATTGCAACAATTAATACCATCAATAATATAACTAAAAATTCAATACCTGTCATATTCTTTACCTCTTTACCAAATTAATTCACCTAAAATCCAACCTAATAAGAAGAATGGAAGTTGTAGTAATATTTGCAAAATTATCCTTATAAAAGTATTCTGTTTATAAAACCAATCATAAAATTTATTCATATTAATTACCTCTCAATTATTATTGATGTACCATCAGGTTGTATTTTCAAAATCTCTATTTTGTTTAATTCTAATGAATGATTATATGCATCTCTATACTTATAATAATAAGTGTAAATATAAGTAATTTTATTATTAGAATCATATAAAACTTTTTGAGCAGGACTATCACAATCATCACAATGAGGGGTCATTGATTTTTCTAGTAATCCAACTTCATTTAAATTTACATGTTCGCATGGTCCTATAACTTTTTCTGTTCTTACTATAGAACCTGGAGTAATAGAACATCCAATAATTAATCCAATTAACAAACATGCAATTACTATTCCTATAATCCATAACGTTGCAATACCTTTACTTATTCTTATCATTTGTTTTATCCTCCGTGTCTACAATTATCGCTAATGGACCAACCTCTCCATTGATTGCATTTAGACAAGCTTTGCATTTTCTTCTCAATCTTCTTGTTTCACCATCAACTTTTACACATTCTAAGTTATCAAGAAAACTTCTAAATAAATTGCAATAATGTTCATTTATAGAATGCCGAGCATATAAACAATCTAAATGTCCTTTATCTGAACAAAATTCACCATCAGGAATTTCAACACTTATTGTAGCCATAAATTTATATTACCTCCTATTTTATAATCATCTGTTAATGATTATGGTCTATTTCTACGTTTACTAGTTTTTCTTATTTTTTGTAAACGTTTAAATTTCTTTTTATCTTTCTTTTTATGTTTTTTATCACCATCTCTTATAAATTCATTGTTATGATTTAATATGTAACCCATAATTATATCCTCCTTTCATAATTTTAGCTACTATATAGTATAATAGTTTTAATAAGCGCTTATTATTTGCAAAAAAGAAACATGCCAACTAAATTATTTTAGTCAGCATGTTTCTAACTCATTAATTATATTAATACAGAAAGGTTATGAAAAAAATTAAAGAAAAATTGTTAATAAGAAGGATGTTATTCTTCTTATTTATATTTTAATATTCTTATTAATTAAACAAAAATATAATATATCATTCACTTTATAAAAATTATAATCTCTATTTATAGGTGTTACATCAGCTTTAAATGCTATATCATACTCATTTATAATTGATTTTAATCGTAAATTGTCTATTGTTAATTGAGCTTTATTATTTTCTATTGATATAATATTACCTATAATTTTATTAGATTTAACACTAGTACCATCCAATTCATTATCAAAAGTATCATATAATGGTTTATACCATTTATTATTATATTTTAAAAATGCATCACTCAGTGATTTTTCTTCATAAACGCAATTATTCATATAAGGATTTTTATAAGTAATATTAAGTGTTATCAAATCTGTCATTTATTTCACCTCTTGTCGTATCATTTAAATCAACACCATAATATCTTTCACATAAATAAGATGAAGAATAAGTATTATGACATGCTCTAACTTCATACGGAATATTTAAATCAAATTTAGGAGCAAAGCCTTTACTGCCATTTGCAAAATAACCTACAAGTTCATCTTCTTTTTTATGTCCTAATCTTTCTAACACTTTAAGAAATGTAATAAATTCATTTACATCCTTTTCATCCATAGTAACTTTTAACACAAATGATTTTTTCATATCTTATATCCTTTGAATGTATCTTTACTTGATAATTGTACATTAGGTTTCATATTCATATTATTCATTGTTGATAACAAAATCTCACATAAATCATAATATTCGAATATAATTTTTTCAAATAAATCTATATGTTTTTTATCAGGTATAAAATTACTTCCTATTATTTTATTTACACATGTAGTGCATGTATCGCATGAAATATTTTTATTCATGCATATTTCACATGGATCCAAAATATCATTTAGTTGTATTAACATTTAGTTCTCTCCTTTATTTTGTTTATCTTTTAACAGCATTGCTAAATATTTTTGTTTCATAACGTTGATATATTCTTCTTTATAATCAGAAATAGAATAAATCTCATTTATTAATGAATCAAAATTTAAAAGTGCTGCATAATCTGCAATTTGCTCCAATGATTCATTTTCATCACTTCTATCAATTGCAAATTCTAAAAATTCATCAATTTCAACATCTGTATTATTTGCATTATGTTTAAAATCATAAGCTATAGCATAATCAAGTAGAAACAATGATCCAATAAATATAATAACAAGAATAACTAATAAATACTCAAAATTCGTCATAGTTTATTTTCCTCCAAAGTTGTAAAAATCTTTAATTCATGTTATACGTTAAAACTCACCATATAGTCTAGTGATATATATTGAATTATGGCTATATACATCTCCGCTTTGAAAAAATTTTAACGTTATATCTCCGATAACTATTGTCAATGGAAATAAATCACTAATATCAACCTTTTCTATTCGTGCATGTTCTGTAATTGTTCTAATGTTTTCTCTAATAGCCCATACGGTTTGTTCAGAATATATTTCATCTGTATTCTTTATAAGTTCATTTAACATGTTTTCAAATTTCAATCTCATGATTTAATTCTCCTTCAATAGTATTATTTTCATTCCACCAATCTCTAAAATCAGTAGCATCTAATTCATCCATTAATGTTTTTATTTTTATATTAACAGATTGTGCATACACATGAACTGATTCATTATAGGTAACTTTTGTAAATTTAGGAATAACCCACTGCATGGTTTTTGAACAATCATCATATTTAAATAGCATGTGATTTAACACTTTATTATCTATACGCTCTAAATGATACATATATCGTTCTACATATTTATCTCTTGCATCATTTATACTAGATGCATAAATAATTCGAGTATTATATGTAAAATAGTCCATATATTCTAATTTTTTCTTTTTTCTTATCAATGTTAATTTTTCATAAGTAAGAGTTACTTTAGTAGTAACGCAATATAATCTTTTCATGTTATTTCTCCATATTATTATACTGATTTTAAAATCTTCTATTAGTTATTTTTCATATAATATACACGCTTAATCTTTTTATTTTTATCTACATCTACAATTTTAACATAAACTGTATCTTCAAATTCTTCACCAAATTGTTTTATATAATACAAATCATGTTGTTTATTAGTGAGTACTTCGTGAAAAATACAGTCACTGTTTATATCTTGCCCACAATAATGAATTAAATCATTGACCGTTTTACATTGGAGTTTGGCTCTTACTGTTATTGAACAATCAGAGCCATAATGTACAGACTCAATAATATAGTCTTTCCATTTCTCTGATTCTTTAAGCACCTGTGTAATAGTTATATCTGCAAAACAATCTTTATCTAGACCTTTTTTCATACCTCGGTACATATATGGACGCCTAATAAGGAGTGTATGAAAATTATCGCATGTATTTTGGTCATATTCGTAAGCTCTTTTACAAAAGTCTACAAGAGATTCACCGGCATGTTCAAGAGGTTTAAACTTTATTTTCTCTTTATTTTCTGTTTCAATATAATTAATAAGTATTCTTTCTACATCAGAAGATGTAAATTTTCTACCTTTAACTATAAAGTCATTATCTCTAATAATCATTCTGCCACCGTCCCATATCTTTTTCCAAGGTCATTTAATGTATCTACCAATTTAGGAGGTACTCCTACCAATCTTACCGGACCGAAATATCCTTCATAAAATCTATGTCTTCCCCAAGTACAATATAACTTATGCTCTTTATCATATCGAGCAATAAGAGGTTTAGTTACATAATGTCCATCATCTGTTATACAATGAATTTGTAAAGTCATCGCTGGTCTTTCACCGTATTTACCAGGAATATCACATCTTGTAACATGTACAATGTGTAATGGATATAACTGAGAAGATGACTCATTATAACAATTGGACACCTGATAAATAGGTATATCATTACACATTAAACATCATGCCTCCTTTTTTATATCTACTCTTTAACAATATGTTCGATTATCTCTACACTAAGATTTTCATATTATTTAAATTTATCTCTTCTTCCAATTATGTTCTGTTTTTACTATTCTTTTCTTACAATATCTACAATTGCTTACGTGACCTATAGACTCGTTTTGCCATTCTTCAGGCACGCATTGATGTAACATATCATGAAAAAATATTTTAAACCAACCCAATTGTACATATCCAATATATAGTACATTTATAAATGGAATACCAAGCATTATAGCAATTAACAAACCTACAAATAATCTAATCACCTATTATCACTTCTTTCCACGCTCAATATTAATATATAACTTTATTCTTTTGTCCGTAGGTTAATTATACCTCTTTATCGTTATATATTTCTCCAACCACACCTATTATTCTACCAATGAGTTGCCAATCTAATACTTTAGCTACATCGTTTAATTCAAGCAATTGAGCTATACTAAGTTTATTGAGATATTCTGCAATGATATCTATATTAGGTACATCATCTAAATTCATGCTATAGAATATCTTATCTCTCAGTTCATTCTTCAATCGTCTATTAATTTCGTCATTCATTCCTGTATATACCAAATTGGTCATAAAATCACCTTCTAATCACTTTACATTAAAAATTATATTTATTTTCTTTTTGGAATAAATGTGCATCTATCTTTCATTACATCTAATAATATTCCTGCAGTAACTGTTTCGGAAACATATTCCCATTTACCATACACTTTTTTATATAAAGCAAAACTATATATATCATCTAATTCAAATTTATATGTTTTACTTGTAATATCATCGCCATATTTTATAACAAATTCATCACCATATTTTATACAAAATGAATTTAAAATATTATTCAGCATATTAATATCTCCTTCACATAATTTTTATATTAAGTAATAATTCTTCTAAAAAATCTTTCAATAAACTGTCTCTCATATCATCTAAAGTATCACAACTTAAACCCCATGAAGTATGTTTATTATTCATTTCATATAAATCATAATTATTATCATAACATTTACAACGAAATATAAAATTATCGCCGTCTGAATTAGTAACTTTTACAATAGTTCCAGGTGTAATATCATAAATAGTATTTACTATTCTTAATATTTTATTCTTATGAGACTCCATATAATTTCCTCTTTTCAATTTAATATAATAAATTAGCACGACTATTATTATTTATTGTTTATCTATGAACATTTTATTTTCCAAAGAAACACCTTCAGATACTTTAATACTATTAGGAACATAATGATAAAATTCATGAATCATAGATTCTGCATCAGCTTGAGTATAAGCTATAACATTGGTTGTTTTAGTTAAAGGAAATCCATCAACTTTACTTTTTTCATATTTAGAATCCCAGGTCACTGTAAACAATTTTAACTCAGGTTGTACAACTTTAGAATATATAGTTTCTGTATCACATACATTTGCATTAGGGTGGGTTGTATCACAATGATAACAAGTGATATCATCTCCTTCATCCCAAATAGTTAACACTCCGAGTAATAATCCGCATTTAGGACATCTATATACTCTTTCTGTTTTCTTTAATATATTAATATCAACTAAACTATCTAATATAGGTGTAGCATTTTCAGGTGATAAATCCATATATTTTGCAAATTGACTTATTCTGATTTTATCATTTTCACCACATTCACTTATAAATCTTATAACTCTAGATAAACGTTTTAATGAATGTACATTATCCTGCATAGATGCTGTTATTGATGATAAATTTCCAAGTAATTGTATCATTTGTTCTTTTTGCATAACGTCAACAACCTTTCCTTATCCTGAATATATGAATTTAATTCCATATCTAATAATTTTACTTCACTCATTAAATAACTTAAAATTCTAAAACTATCATAATTTGAATCATTAATTGAAGTTTTCTTTATTTGAGTTATTTTGGTTTTAATGTTTATAAGTTTTTTATTTATTGATTTTATTCTTATACTAACATAGAAAAGCTTTATTCGATTTATCATATATGTACTCCTTTAATTATTCTAATTTATCTATATGAATTTCATGAGCATGTTGCAATGATTCATATATCATTGTTAATATAGACTCCCATCCTAATATATTAGCATCATCTATATAAGAATGTAATAATTCATAATGACATCCATTTATGTAATCTTTTACATCAGTCATTGAATACATTCCTGAATGTATTATATCTACACTTACAAGTTTACCAATTACATATGATCTTAAATCAGATATAACTAAATCTCTCATATGACATTTTACACTTCTTCTGTGATTTAATTTATTTAAATCCAATTTCATATAATAACCTCCAATATAAATCTATTTGTAAATTTATTTAAAGTCATCTGTGTTAGTTTTTTAATTCAGAAAACCATTTAAATGTTAATAGATATTCTATTTAATTCTGATTCTAAATATTTTACTTTATTCAACATAAATCTATATTCGTATGGCAAATACAATTTACCAGAATTTAAACAACCTTTTAATTTTTGTATTTTCTTTTTTATAACAAATGATTTAAATAAATAATAAATTTTTTTCATGATATTACTCCTTTGTATTTTCTACTTCTTGAATATCTATATCATACAGCTTTCCTACAAAAGTTCTATTATTACTTATAAATTCTCTTACTTTCTTTTTATTATTTTCTACTATAACTTCTGTCACTTCTTTGTGCTTGTTATTATCGTCTAATATTGTGTATTTACATTTAAACGTCTTCATAATCATTTCCTCCTTTAGTTAGTTAATATCATTTAAATCACTTACTATCTTTCTTATCTTTTTTGATGTAATAGTTAATCTATAATACAGTTTATTTATCATGTTATAATTAACAGCTGTTACTGATGTATATTCTAATTTATGTAAGGTGAATTCATATTTTTTTCTTAATCTGTTATATCTATGTTGCAGCCATATTCGTTTTACTTTATTCATTGTTTACTCCAATCATTATAATATCTAGACTATCTTCTTCTATATATTATAATTAAATATCGCTTTAAATATTATTTATTTCTTTTGCGACTAATTTGTATTTAAAATTATCATTTTTATATAATAACTGAATTGTTTGTAAAGCTTCATCATAACTCATCAGTTTTGCCTTTTCTTTATCTCTGGTCCAAATAACTTCATTGCAATCATTTAAATTAACATTTTGAAATATAGATTGTATATTAAACAAATATAAAATTTCATCTGTATTAGCAGTATTCACTACGCAATATGATTTACCTTCTTTTTCTTCTATTGGTTCATCATTTATATTATTTTTCAATATTAGTTGTTTTATGTTATTCAATATATTTAATGTTTTATTGAGTGACTCTAATTCAGTTTGAGCAACATTAGGTTTAACCATTGCTCTTTCAATAGATATGTTTATCTTTTTTAATTGTTTATTTATATAATTAAGTTCTTCATTAAAATTTATCATTTTTTATTCCTCCACATAATAATTATTTATATTCTTTCCCACCAATTTTCAGGAATTTTATAGTGCCATTTACAATTAGAACAATTTTCTTTATTTTTACAATTAAGACAAATGATGTTTGAAGCTTCCTGTAATAAACTTGCTATATCTAATAGAATACCTGAATCAGGAGGACTAACATCATCAAAATCTTTTTCTAAATAATTTATTGCTTCTTCAACTTTCATGTTTTTCTCTATATTCCTTTATATCATTTTCTGATATGCCCAAAACAGCACTTATTCCATCCAGCATAGAGTCAGTTAATATTTTACTTACCTCTGCTACGGTAATTCTTCTAACAAGATATTCTGTTCCATCTTTTATTGTTATTACATCAAAATAAATTCCGTCAATCATTGTTTCTTTCTCCTTAATAAATATAATTAATTTTAGCATCTATTTTTATTTTTCTAATAGATACTTTCATCTTACTATATATTTTGGCTTGTCTTGCTTGTTCTTCAGCTTCAACCTCTCTATTATACAATATAGCATCTTTAATATCGGTAGATAAAAACGTATCAAAACTTTTTACATCTTTTTGACTAAAATATTTTAACATTCCATGTTCCACCGTTGTAAGAATATATCTTGTCATCTCTGTATTAATATTACCTGAAGATACTTCTCTTGGAATTAATTCTACTTTATCCATAAGATATTGTCTATTTGTTTCTGAAAGCCAAAGATTAATAAGCCCATAAGTTTTAGAATCTTCAACCACTAATTTTTCAATAGGCTTAATAAATCTTTGTATGCCATTTAAAAATTTAGAATTAATGGTTTCTATTTCGTATTCTTGAATAGTATGTTTAGCATCATCAATTGTCTTACACCATACTACTTCATCAAGATTATTTTGAAGATTAGGTACTTCATTTGATATCCAAATTGTTTGTGTATGTTCTATAGTATTCATTTAATTAAGTCCCCATTTCTTATAAAATTTATTTAAATCATCGTCTGTAATTTTAATTTTATGTCTAATAAAGTCGCTAGTTACATCATTCATTGCTTCTTTTATTTCATTTATAGTTTTAAACACTTTTCTTAAACGTCCGTTACTATCAAATGCATACCGCTCATTGAGAGTAACAATATACAATGGATTTGTTTTATAAATAACAACTTCTATCTTTTTAACTCGTTTATCATCTTTATATAAATCACGCATTAACATTAACAAACACCTCTAATTTATTTCCATCCAACCATTCCGTTGAATAATCATCCTCATGTTTTGAACTCCTACTGGATTCATGCTATGAATTCTAATAGGATAGTTACGTTTAGTTCCTTCAAGCCATTTGAGAAGTTCAATATAATTACCTCCTTGTGATACATACTCTCCAGCATCATGGTCTATATCTATAACTTCTAATTCAGTTAGTGGGAATTTTAACCCCCATGATTCTTCTTTTATATATCTATTTTCATTTTCCATCTTCATAATGATAGACTTTGCTTTGTTCACGGTCTTTACCCAAACATACCCTTTTGGTGCAGGCCTTATATCATCAACCCAAATCTTCATAATTTTCCTCACATACTTTTAATCTATCACATTTATCTACACTTTTACATATGCATTTAGGTTTACTGTCTACTTCATTAATATATGCTCTCAATGTGCATGCATATACTCCTACAGCATGCGGTATTAATTCTGAAAATAAACAATCTCTTGGAGTTTCAGGTAATTTATCTACAACTATTTTCATCATACTTATCCTCCAACGTTATTTTCAGCCATATCTTCTAAAATCATTTTAGCAAATTCTTCATGCTGTTTTATAGTTAACATTTTGTTACATGTGTTTGTTCGTCCACAATGTTTATACCAATTAATCATGGTACCTGATAGTTTATGAAGAATATACCACTCATCATTATTATACCAACCTTTAAAGTCATCTGTTTCATACCAAGATTCATTCATAAGAACTTCTGAAACATCTCCATATATTCTTACAAACTCATCTCTATCTAAACCATATTGAGGAAGTGTTTCGAATGGACTTTCAGAATTAGCTGTTCTAAGAAGCACATTATATCGTTTTTTAAAATCTTCAAAAGTTTTCAATTTATCTTTATATTGATGTTCAATAGCTGTTACTACAGACATTTCTAAATCATTAGCAATACTTGTTAACGTTATTGCAGCAATGTACATATTATCTACAAATTTCCAAAGGTCTGAATCTTTACACGATGTCCAACCATACATACCGATATATTTCTTTTTACATATAATCTGCTTTAAAACATTTTCGGCTTCATTAAAACTTTCATATATTGTAGCATCTCCCAAATTCACAGGAAATTTAATATGTTGAACTTTAAATTCTTTTTCAGATTTAGCTCCACTTCTTATTTCATATCCGTATACATTTACGAACTCAGTGTCATTTATTGCAATCACATATGACATCGTATTCTTTACCTCCTATAATTTTTTTAATAAACCATCTTTCAGGACCAGGATTAAATCCAATAATGTATTCTTCATCATTCATATAAACTCTCTTTTTATATTCAAAAGTTAAAGCATTGCTATTATGAAAAATATCTCCAACATTTCTAAATACCCAAGGAAGTGGTTGATGATAATTATTAGTCAATTCATTTGCAAATATAATGTATCTCATTTTTTGACCTCCAATTATTTCTTAGACACCCATGTTTCAGAGTCTAATAAGATTACATTTTGTACTATTAACTCATCATTTTCAGAAATAATTACTAGATTTCCATCTGTATAATACCAATGGGTAACGTTGTCAAAAATATCTTTATGAATTTCACATTCAGAATAATAAGTAATTTTTAAAGTCATTTTTACCACTCCATATCTAAAAGTTTGAAAATATATTTATTGAGATGTAAATCGTCATCGGTGATTTTATCATATACCACCATTCCAATTAAAGCTGATGCTAAACTATGAAATGCTCTCGAAATTGATTTATATTTAATATGTGGATAATATAAACCATCTTCACCTTTAATAATCTGGTATCTATTACTAATAGCAATATATTCATCAACTTTATGAAAACGTCTAAATTCCGAAACAGCATATTCTTTACCGTTAGCTGAACCAGCAATTTTTACTTCATCTTCCGGATTTTCAACAGTTGCTAATTCTTCTTCATAATAAGAGCCATAACCTGCAGGATAAAACTTATAAATCGTATTTCCATTATGTTTCTTTTCAATAAGTTTTCCAACTTTATCTTTATATACTACTATATCTTTATAAATATTATCCATTCAATGCACTCTCCATTTCATCTAATTCATGCACTATCTGTTCATATAACTCATTATTTATAATCTGTTTAATATCTAAATTATTATCAAAGAATTTATTTTTTACATTGATAAATAAATCTATAATAGCTCCGTCAAAATTAAATCCAAATGCTCTTTCAGCCTCTATAGGTGATACTAATCTCGATAAACAAAGTAAATAATTCAATATTGCAGTAATTATAATTCTTTCATCATTATTTATTTCTTTTTCTTCAGAAATAACATTATCCGGATGAGTAAAGTAAGCATATATCTTATCATCAAGTTTAATACCACCAGGTGCAATATCAGGTTTTGTTCTTAATTCATATCTATAACCCATATTTTGAAATTTTAAAATATATTTAGCAAATGACCCACAACCGGTTTCTGTAAATTCAACATTAAATCTATGTTTATTAGCATATTCAAAATCATCTTCATCTAAAAAACAAGAGTTTACAAATAGTGTTTCATTATCTTCTAACAATTTATAATTATGCATACTTAAACCTCCTTAGCTTCTTCATTACATACTCTTATATAAGCATTTAATTTATCTACTAGCTCTTTTGCTCTTTTAAGATTTTCCATAACCTTATTTTCTTCTTCCAAATTAAGAGTACCATAACCTGAAAAACAAACCGCAAATCTATCTATAATATACTCATTCATGTTATATTCATCATTTAATAATTTACTATATATTTCAGGTTTCCACCAATTTTCTTTATTTTTATCTTCATCATCGGTAAATATTTTATTAACGTATAATTGATATCCACTGTTACGAGCATTATATCCGTATGGTTCGCACATGCTCTTAATTGTTTCTATATTATATTTCATTGTTTGTTCCTCCTATGCACAACTAATATTTCACCATTAATTAAATCTGTAAGATTTTTAAGTTCTTCATCAGTTTTAGCTACACGAGTATAAAATCTTACATCTGTTAATGAACCATCTTCAGCATATTCTCTGGTTGCATAAACTACATGTTCTGCTCCTGAAATTTTAAGATATTCTTCAGCTTCTTTTCTAAAATGATTTAATTCATCCGGTAAATTACGAATAGGCATTTGACCTGTAATAATTCCTCGATTTAAACCATCGCTTTGTGTCCATCTAATCCAATTATTCATAATTGCATCTCCTTTAATGAATTATTTATAATAGTTATTTACAGTTATAATTATAACATAAATTTTTATAAATGTAAATAGATTTTTTATAATTAAATAAAAAATTGTTATAATTATATAAAAATACAAATTATATTTATATAATTATAACAATAATATTTAAATATGTTCTATAGAAGAATTATCTTTAAAAAAATCAACCAATATATTTCTTACATATAAATCTTTTTTGTAATATGAATCATATCCTTTTTCTTTAGCCTTTTTATTTTTATGTACATAATATTCATTCCATACTTTATCTAACGCTTCTTTTTTAGAATTTGCTTTTACTATATATTTATCATTATCACCACAAGGAACTATACATTCTACCAAATAAATACTCACTCATATTCACTCCTAACTAATCTATAAAATAAACAGTTTTACCTTTTTCATATGCTAATGCTATATTTTTAACTAGTGTTTCAGCTTCTTTAGATGAATTAAATGAACCTATAATGGCTCTATTTGAATTATAGTCACTAAATGCTCTAACATCTACATGATTTTCATTTTCCTCAATTGTAATAGAAAATTATCATAATTTATGTCTTTTCCATATTTTAAACTTATTACTCTCATTATAAATCTCCTTTATCACTTATGTAATTGTCCCATATCATTTGTAGATAATCATAATAATCATATTGCATTGCCCATTCTACATCAGATTCTTTATTCCATGAAAATGCTTTTTTATTTGCAAATAACGCAAGAAATTTATTAAAATACTCTTTTTGACTTAAATTACCATTTATAGGTTCTCCATTAGGAAATAACGTTTTACATACAGGAACTATAGTTGCAAAATATGTATGAATATCTTTTATATCCATTTCTCTCTGAAACATTAACATCCAAGCAGCTTGATTTAAGTCTTGAATATTCTTACTTGTAATCTTAATAATATTAGATACTATATCATTAATATAAAGTGATAAATTTTGAGCATTTTCAAGTGAATTAGCAGAATATTTACTGATCATCGTTTTCATTATAAATTCTGCATTTTTATCATTAAGTAAATCATTAATTTTTTGTTCATTTTCATCAGATATATATTTATTCATATTAATATCCTCCTAATAAATCTCTTGTTACTTTTCCAGTTAATAAGTCACAAACTGTATTCATATTATGAGTTTTACTTACTAATTCTTTTATATCTTCAGAAGATAAATTAGTTAACTTATTTAATTCTTCTATAGCTTTATTAGCATGTTCCAATTTAGTTTTAAGTATTTCATTTTCTTTAATAAGTGAATATTTTTCATCCAACAATTCATCTCTACTTTTTGTTAATGTTTTGATAGTTTTATTTTTAGAATCTATAATTCCTTGAAAATGTTTTTCAGCGGCTGAAAATTTCTTTCCTTTTGACATTTTACTTACACCTCTTCCAACACTAAACGTTTAAAATTATTATTTAAAAAACTAACAACTACATTATCCTCGTGAAAATCTGTATATATTTCATCTCTTGTCACGTGTTCAAGTATTGCGTCGGTAACTATAATACGTCCATACTCTTCTTTTGTTATAAACCTTTTTATTCTAAAAAGTCTTAGATAACTAAATCTATTTTCAGGATTTATCCCAATTATAATATCATCACGTTTAAAATTACAATTATAAAATTCATTCATTTAAATTCACCTCAAAATTGATATTCAGATGCACACTTGTTACAAACCTTTACTACTTCATTTTCTGAATCTACCGGTTCACCGCAACATTCACATATATTTCCATTAAATCTTTTAGATGGTCTTGTAATAGTTTTCTGTGAAAAAGTTGCTACTGGTTCTTCAATAGGAACTTCATGATAATCAATTCCTAATATTGTTTCTTCTTCATTTAGCTCTAATTCTCTATCAATAGGAGCTAAACGAAGTGAATATTTTAACTGATTTTTAGGGTGTCCATTAGTATGTGTAGCAATAGACGTAATATTAGCATCTCCGTGCATATACAAATAATTTCCAATAATTTGATGTAATTCTGATAATTTTACTACTCTTTTAGTTTTCATTGTATCATCTCCTTTTAATCAATATTGTCAAGTGCATCGATTAATCTTTCATACGACAATGATCTTTCAACTCCAAAAACTTCTACGTCATCATCACTTCTTTTTCCACTACTTAATTTTTCAATTGATTCATTTAGCATCGATATTATATTTTTTGCATCTTCTATTGATAGTGTTATATTTTTCATATTTAGTATCTCCTTTACAACTATAATCTATTACAATTATAACACATTCTTTTATAATTGTAAACCGTTTTTTTATAATTGTAATTAAACTGTAATATTATTTATCTATTAGCTTTTCAATATTTTTATTATTTGACATAATTACTCACTCCGATGACTTAAAATTATATACAGGCTTAATAAGCTTTATAATCTCTACTGTATCTTCAATATTATTTACAATATCATTAATATTCTTATATGCTTGAGGAGATTCATCGAGAGTACCTTCATTAATACATGTAGAATAAATACCTGTCATAGATTCTGCAAAATCAGAAAGACTAATAGTTTCTTTAGCTTTACCTCTACTCATTAATCTACCAGCACCATGAGGAGCTGAATTATTGTAATCCTCGTTTCCTTTACCTTTACAAATAAGAACTCCATCTCTCATATTAATAGGAATAACTAACATTTGTCCTTCATAAGCAGCGACCGCACCTTTTCTAATTATGTTATCATCTCCAATATAATTATGAATCGTATCAAACCATTCGGTCTTAATATTATATTTCCCTTTTTGTTTAATTCTTAACTTTCCACTAGTAGATAATTGAACTTGACAATCATTGAAATAATTCTTTATAAGTTCTTCAGCGATTGTAAATCTATTCAGTGCAGCGTATTTCTGACAAATTCTCATATCATGTAAATATTTATCTTTATCTTCACCAATAAGATAAAGTAAATTTTTAGGAATCTTATCTAACTTTGACTTATAATTATTTATGGCTTCTTGAATATCAGATTCCCTTCCAGATGCTTTCATTTCTGCTATTAAGGAATTTATATTATTCTTATCTTCTTCCTTTCCAGCTTTATTTTGATAATACTTACATACGTCTAATCCTAAATGTCTAGAACCAGTATGAATCATAAGATATTTGTTTCCTTCAAAATCTTCATCAATTTCACAAAAATGATTCCCCGAACCAAGCGAGCCGATAGCTCTTAATACTTTATCATATTGATGTTTTACCACATCTTTATAACAATACATATTTTCAAGTTCGTCAAATTTCTTTTTCTGTTTTGAATTAACTTCAAATCCGAAAGCAACATTTTCACGAAGTATTTTATCAAATCTCTTATAATCTATATCAACATTTCCTAATGGAATTGTTAGTACACCACAACCAATATCGACTCCAACTAAATTAGGAACTACTTTATCTCCTAAATTAGCTGTAAATCCTATAACACATCCTGCTCCAGCGTGACAATCAGGTTGAATTCTTATTTTACAACCTTCAACAAAAGGCTGATTTAATAATTGTATTATCTGACATATACACTCATCTTCTATAACATCTGTAAATACTTTAGCAGTACCATATTTTCCTTTAAGTTCTAACATTTTATTCCTCCACTTTTGTAGGTTTATAAAGAGTAGCATCTTCAAGTTCTTCTAAATCGTAAATAATGCTATTAAGTTTATCTATTACAAGTTCATTAACTTTAAATCCATTTTTATCAATAATACGTTTATCATAACTTATATGATGAATAGCTTCATCTATTCGGCTATATGCTTCTTTTATTAACCCTTTATATTTTTTATTTTCATTTTCATCTCTTGGAGTTATTTCATAAGCTTTCATAATGTTAATCCTCTCTATAATAAATTCTATAATTTTTAAATATAACTCTATTAATAAGTTTAGTCCCAATATGCGTTAATATTTTCATAATCAGGATAATTTTCTTTCATATAAGCGTCTAACTTTACTCTTAAAGCATCTTTTATCTTATTATCACTGTCATAATCACCTACAGGTGGTATACACTCTGTACTAAAAATAACTATTTCACCATCTTTTACAATTCCTTGATAATCTGAATTTTTCCACACTTCATAATCAGAACTTTCATCTGCAACACGAGTCACAATAGTTTGATATCTTGTATTAAAGTTGATAAATGCATCTCTATCATAAAATGCAGCTTTATAAAAGAAATCTGCTCTCTTTTTTCCCTTATTGTCAAATAAATTATTCCACATTGAATGGTCCGTTGCTTCAATTTTCCAACCTTCAGGAAGTACTACATTATAAAATAAATCGTCGCACTCATCAACAATAACAATTCCCATTTTCTCATATTGTTGTCTTGTGTATTTAATGTTATTTTGCATAATAATCTTGTGTCTTTCTTCCCATTCCATTGAATCCTCTACACCGTTCCATCTTACCTCATTTGGCAGACAAACGTCATTTAACTTCTTTGGTAGTCTTTGATTTCTTACAACTGATTGTTGACCTCTTCTTTCCTGATTTTCAATAGCTTTAGAAGGATTTTCACCTTCCATTGCATATAGTATTGCATCCATAAAAGTAATCATATTATCATTATTCATTTTCATTCTCCTTTAATTAAAATTAGGTTCGTATTTGACAGCTTTTTGTTCTTTAGTATATTCTACTTTACCACATTTCTTACAAGTTCTACTCCATCTATCCACTTTCTTTTCAGTATGACCAACTAATTCAGGATAATAATCTGATCCTTGGAATCTTGTCTCATATCTTGGTTCTTTTACTATTTCCGGGTCAAACTTTACTTTATCCCATTCATGACAACAATTAGATTGTTCTCTATGTAGTTCTCTTAATTCTCTTTCATATCTAGCTCTTATTTCTTCTTCTCTTGTCATAATTAAACCTCCAATCATATATATTTACATTTTCTAAAGTTTTGACATTTTCGACATCTAACCCAGTATAAATATTCTTTACCTTTGGTTATTTTACTTAATTCTTTACAAGATTTATTCATCATATCTTTCATATTATTATTCATCAAATTCATCAAATTCATTCACTTCTTCTTTTAATTCTTCTAAACAATTTCTACATAATGGAATTCTAATACCATTTACTATCAAAACACCTTTAGTGGTGTTTCCACATATATCGTAGTTTTCATCAAAGTAATCTTTTACTTCTAATTTAATAGACATGATTTATTCCTCCAATTCATAATTATGTACTCTACTATAATCTATATTTTCACCCAACCATGACAACATTGTAGAAGTTAATTCTCCATCAATATATAGATTTACTATCCCGCTATGAATACTTCCATCACTAGCAATTGCAACTTTTTCAAAATTAAATATTTCAAACGTTCGTCCATCTTTTAAATAACCTTTTGAATTTACGTTTATAATTACCGTCATATGATACTCCTTATTTGAATAACTGCTTTCTAAGATTTTTATTATTTAAATATTTTTCTTATATTAATAAAATTCTTTTTCAAGACGAATATTATTTTCTTTTACTAATAAACTGAGTTTTTCTTTTTCACAAACCAATTTATTATATTTATCTTCAAACATCTTATATTTTTCACAAGTTTTATCGTACGAATTAAAACATTTTATTGCATCGCCTGCCCATTCAATATCTTCATTAATCTTTTTAATCTGATTTAAAAGTCTCTCTTGACTTCTAATTAATTTTTCAAATTCTTCAAATGAACCATTCTTCCATTTTAACATTTGTTCTAAAGTCATTTTATTAACCTCCTTTATATTTTCTAATATAATTATAACATAAAAATTTATAATTGTAAACCCTTTTCTTATAATTGTAATAAAACTGTAAAAATAAAAGGAGTCTCTTATGAGACTCCTTTTTATATTAATAATATTTAAACTATACACTATATTTTTAATAACTTATCATATAAACAAAACAAACAAATAACTAAAAATCTAATTTATACTCATTTTTACTCGGCACAATACATTTACATTCACTTCATAATAAACTTTAAAGAGGTAATCTATATCAAATAGTTTAAATATTATGATTATATTTTATTATTAATTTTATCTATTAATAACTGTTTACAAATATTTAATGCAATCACCCATTCAGAATTTATATATTCATCCGATTCAATATAATCATTTATTAATCTTATAATTTCTTGATAAGTCATTTCATATCACATCTTTCATCATAATTGAGGTAACATTTCCAATAATTCTTCAATCTTATTTTTAGTATTATCAGATAATATCATTTTATCTTTATTATTATCATACCAATGCTTTGCAGTACTTTTAGGATTATTATATTTAAATGATGACCAATCACATAACATTTCTATAATACAATTTAAAGGCATATCTAATATTTTTTGTTCACCTGAATCTTTTTGTAAAATCCAATATTGCCAATGATGATCATTACATTTTTGATGATGGTTCCAAGCTTCATCATATAATGCTTCATTATCGGCACCTGCTTTAGATGGATAAAAATGATGCAAATATGGATAAAATTCTACATCATCATACTTAGATGCATCATGATTATTTATTTTATGTTCTAATTCATGCTCATTAAAATCAAACATTGTTAAAAGATCATCTTTTATAGATTCATAAGATTTCTTAACGCCATCTATATGATTTTCTAAATATTTATAATATTCTTCAGATCTATCAGATACTCTTTCAGTTAATATTTTCAACATTTATTTTCTCCTTTAAAAAATAAACATGAGACATTTTAATCATGTCTCATGTTTAATAAAATTATTCATTTATAAGTTTTCTTACAGTAGGTGAAAATCTAAATTTAGGATTTTTCTTAGCAGGACTTACTTTTTCTTCACCTGTTTTTGGGTTTCTTACTACTCTTTCAGGTTGATCTATTGCTTCAAATTTTCCAAAACTATAAATTTCTACCTTTTCACCATTCTTTAAATTTTCATTTACTAATTGTACAAATGTATCAATAACCCCTGTAACAGTGTTAATTGATTCTCCTGTAGATATTGCAATCTTTTCGATTAATTCTTGTTTTTTCATAATATTTCTCCTTTTATTTAATAATATCACTGCTTATTATATTCATCTAATGCTTTATAAATAGCAGTTTCAAACTTAACACGTGTATCAGCTGTAATAGGATGATATATATCAAAAAATCCAGAAACCGGATTATTTTTTTCATCCAATGCAGTGATTTTTTGTGATGGAAATGCAATAAACTTTTTCTTATTTCCATTTTCTATTTTTTCAATAACCCTAATATTATGCAAAACCATTTCATTGTCTATTAATACTGAAACTAATGCTTTAACAGGTTTAGTAGGATCATTATAAACTTTTTTTACTTGAACGCTTGTAATTATCATGTCTTTTTATCTCCTTAATTATTTTTATATTTATATTTTATTATTTTAAATGTAAAAACGTATTTAATAAATTAATTCATTAATAGGAGTGTTATATTTACATATTTTCCAATTTGAACAAAATTTAGAATTATAATTACGTTTTAAACATAATATAGCTGCTTCATTTTCAGTGCAATTAACATTATATACTTCATTATAAAAGTCTATATTATTAATATTACTAATACTTATTTTATATGAATTATTTGAATTTTTAGTCTTATTAGCAAATCCTATATGAGTTCTATTAGTAGATATATAATAAAAAGTCCAATAATCTTTATATTTAGTAGTCGGATATAATAGTTCCCATATATATGAACTAAATTTATTTATTTTATTAGAAATTTTAGCATTATATTCATTAAGTTTAGTATCTATTTCATTATTATTTACGATATTTTGCTGCATAAAATAATTATCATTAATATTTAAACTAATAAATCTCATATCTTTACTTATTTTTAAAATATAATACAATTTACCATTTCTAAAATTACAATTAAAATATTTGTTTATTTTTCTTAAATCCGATATATTCATTAATCTATAAAATAATATGTTAATACAATCTTCTTTCTCTTCTATAATCATATTTCGTACATTATCTATTTTTGTATTTAAACTTATACCAATTAATATTTTTAAATATTTTAAATTGTTTGCACTTATATTCATAATAATTCTCCTCTAATGCTTATTTAATGTAATTTGGAATTATATAGTATATTTAAATTAATTTATCTACATGTTGAAATTCATCTAATGTAAATTCATAAACTTTATTTTGAGTATGATTTTGAAATACAACATCTTTATCACTTATTATATTATAATCGTTTGTAAATGTGTTCATTATTTCTTTAGAAATCCATTCTATAAATTTAACCGGAACACCTTGAGCTAAACATTGAATTGTAGGAATTTTACATTCATTAGGATAAAATATAAAATCATCCGGATAGCCCATTATTCTAGCATATTCTCTTATATATAAATCTCTATTTTCTACAGGATGAATAAATTGAGCTAAACTAGTCATTGAAGGAGCCACTCCGTCAAAATCAAGTCTATATGAAGATTTATCCCATAATCTTTCTCCATTATTTTTCTTTTCAATAAAAGATTTTACTTGTTTTTTATGTTCATTCGGAATTTTTTCAATGTCTAGATTATTTAAATTGTTGTATAATCCACACATTAAAGATTCATTATGTTTTACATATCTATAAAATTCTTCCATATTTTTAATAGCTCTGTTATTATCAAATTCCATATTGGGTGTGTCAGGAGTTAAACCTTCAAATATTTCTTTTATTGTTGTTTTATTTTGTTTAACAAATTTTATTTCAGGTATTTTTTCATATTTATTTTTATTCCAACCTACAATCATAGTTCTTAATCTTCTCATACTTACACCATGATTTCCAGCCATATCTCGTATGATTGTAAATTTATACTTTTCACCTAATATATTCACCATATCTTTTAAAATAGGTAATCCTAAAGTCACGACTGTTGGTGCATTTTCTATTAAAAATGTATCAGGATTTAAATGATTTATAATATCAAATACTTCATAAAATCTATTATTTACTTTATTATCTACTTTTGCATTTTTATTTATAGAACTTAATCCAGAGCATGGATTATTTGAATATAATAAGTTATAATGTTTTTCTTTTAAAGTGTCTAAGAATGCATTTTGAGACCACTCTGATGGTCTCTTAATATTTATATTAGGATAATTCTTACAAAAATGATACGCATTAGTATCTGTCATATCTTCAGTCATTTCTAAAACAGTATCTATTTTCCATCCTGTATTTAAATGTCCTATGGTCTGACTCCCAGAAAATATATATGCACCTATAGCTGATAATTCATTCATATTTTATATTACTCCTTTTTAATTTCAATCTAACTCTATTCTACCTATAAGATTTGGATGAATAATCATTTCCTTCATATAAGGAGTTAGATCGTAAAAATCATCTTCTCTTAATTTTTTAAATGGACTACACTCCATGCCTGCAAATAAAAATACACAAATTTCACTGTTATTATCACCTATAGGTTTTAATTTAATATCAGGCTTATTAGATCTACATGTAAAAATTAATCTATATTTTCTAAACCATTTGGTCATAAATTTAGGACCTTTAATAGTCATAAGATGTTTAATATTATTCTCTTTAGCAGTCCAATCACAAGTATGTATTATGTAATCTTCATATATTTTTATTTCGTGTCCATTTGCACCCATGTGAGTATTTATTATTTTATCCATGTTTTCTCCTTAGTTAATTTCATTTTTCATATGTTTTTTCATATTTTTTAATAATATCTTTTAACTTAAATCTACCAGAGCTATAATCATGTAATACATTAAATAAAAATGTATAAGTATCTAAATGTATTTTTATTTTACCACTATTGTATAATCTATTAAAAGTTTTAAAAGGAATATCACAGGTCCAATTATCTTTATTATATGCTTTTCCAGCTCCTATCCAATCACATATCATTTCTTTAACATATTTAATTGGCATTTTTAATGCTTCTCCACCTGAAGAAAGATTATCAATCCAATATTCCCAATGATGTGGATTTCTTCCTCTATGATGTAACCATGCGTATGAATATCCTTTTTCATCTTTTTCATTATCAATTGGACTTCTATCACCTGTATAATATTTAGCAGAATTAAAAAATTCAGAAAAACTAAATTTAGACCAATCATGCATAAATCCTCTAAAAGGAATTCCAGCTTCAACAGATGCTAAAAACACATAATATTTATGTCTGTTTATTATAGCAAAATGTTTTAATAATTTTTTATAATATTTCATTTAGTTCTCCCATTTAACTCATTCATCTTATTTTTAGCATTGTCTATATCAAAAAATATTCTTAATCCCATTGATCTTGATAATCTATATGCAGTTTTAATATATGAATTTTTTGTCTGCAACATAACTTTCCAACCTAAACTCGATCTATAGTAAATTTTATCTATGTAAGCTTCTTCAATTGTGTATTTACCATTTTTAATTTTCTTAATAACGAATACTGTAAGTCTTTTATTTTGAATATCTATCAAATGTGGAATCGTTAAATAAGCAATTGTATTGTCATAATTATTTATTCTATCAAGTTTTCTTAAATAATCTAAAGGACCCATACAATTATCCCATAGTAGATCCGAGTAATAATGTTTCTTTTTTAATGATTTTTTAAAAGTATTAACTTCTAATTCATTCTTACATTTTTCTATGTACACTTCTGCAGATATTCCATTCACCATGTCTAATGCATACATCTTTGCTTCTTTTTTAATTTTCTTTAAATTTGTTAAGTTCATAATTTATTTCTCCTTTATATTAAATTTTTATAAATAAACTTCCTATTATTTATAATAGTACACGTATTAAAATATTATTTTTATTAAAAAAACTCCAAATTTTATTTGGAGTTTTTTAGTATTAAATATTTGTGTTTAGTTGCCATGCCACCACGAATATGTTTATCTTTAAAATTTGATGCAACTAATTTTCTAACTTTTTGATATAATCTTTTATCAATGTATGGTAATTTATAAAGAAAATCGTATGACAATGTAGATTTACCAATTCCAAACACTTTAGCAGTTTTTCGTATTGTAGATTTATTATCTACGTAATAAATTGCACAAGCTTTTATTCTATTCTCAAGTTGTTCGTTCATATAAATCAACTCCTTTAATTATATTTTATTAAAGGAATCAATAAATATATTATTCTTCATCGTCTTCAAATTTTGGATTTTCTAATAATAAATTATCCACTTTTAATTTTATACTATTAAACAATTCAATATCATTATTTAAAGCATCTAACACCTTAGCTTGTCCTTGCCATTTATATTCTTTTTCATTTACTTTTGCATCAAACCACGCTCCACCTTTATGAATCACTCCGAATTTAAGAGCTAAATCTAATAAATCTATATCTGTTCTTATTCCATTTCTGTAAAATAAAGAGCATTTAGATATTCTTCTATCTGAAGGACATGTTTTTGATTTTACCAATTTTACTTCTATTAAATGACCTTGAGGATTTTCAGATGAACTTGAAATTTCATTGCCTTTTTCATCAAGAAATTTTCCTTTACGAGTCATATAACGTTGAGAACATGCAAACTTCCAAGCTCTACCTCCAGGAGTAGTGATAGGATTGTACATATTACCTATATTTTCTCTAACTTGATTTATTCCTATAAAACAAATATTATTCCTCTTTATAATAGGTGTGCACTGGTTTACAAATTGTGTTAATGGTAATGCTATTCCACCATATGTTTTATCTTCAAATGATTTTTCAGAAGCTTGTTTAGAAAACATTGCTCCTATAGAATCTAAAATCATTAATCCGAAAGCTTCAGTTTCCATAGCTGCTTTTACTTGATCGAATATTTCTTCAGCGTATTGTCCTATACAATTTAATATAATAACTTTACTAGAATCAACGCCCATATGAGAAGCCCATTTTGCATCATAAGTGCCTTCAACATCTATATATAAAATATATTCGTCCGGCCACAATTTTTGAAAATTAGCCATAATATCTAAACACAAGGTTGATTTTCCAGATGATTCTTCACCATAAAATTCTATAATTCTTCCTCTTGGAACACCACCATAACTCATATAGTTTAATCTTAAACTGGAAAACGGAATTAAATCTAATTCTTTTTCTTCCATACCTAATTGTACAATTTCAGAACCATATTGTTTATTTACTTTTTTCATCCAATCCATTAAATTTGTATTAGTCATGTATTTGTAACTCCTTTATAAGATAATTTTAAATAAAATCTTTATAATATTTATAATCATTTATTTTAAAATTGTTTATTTAAACCTCTTATCTTTTTGTTTACGCGATTTTAATATATATTTTTTATAATCATTATAATCTTTAAATTTGATATATTCACCAGAATAAACATCAAAACATGAATTATCTGCACATAATTCATATGAATTTGTTGAACACACAATGAACACATCTTTATCCTTATTATGTTCATCTTCCATAATTGTTTTAAATAAATATTCTTTTATTTCAATAGCATTATCTATGCTTAAACCTGAATCTATAGCATCAAATAAAATCCATAATTCTTTACTATTTTTATGTTGCTGTACAAACCTTGCAATTTTGCCTGCTATAATACCAAGATTAATATATATTTGTTCACCTTCAGATGATTGCATCAGTGTAGCTGCAGTAGTTATATCATCCTCATAAACTCTTTCAGATATTGATGTTGCTCCACCTTCATATTCATTACTATAATATATTACTGGGATTTTAGATGATTGCAAAGACTCTTTAATTGATTGTAATAAAGTAGTTTTTCCAGATCCATTGCATCCTATTAAAATAGTAACACCTGGATTTATTTCGATTTCTGATTTTTTATAAATGATATCATCGTATGGTTTTCTTGTAATTTTAAAAAATCTACTCATTTTATGGACTCCTTATTCAATTCTTATAGCTCTATCATCCCAATATTCATTAGCAAAAATTTTAGGACTATTCATTGGAACTTCTGGATTTTCATTATAATATTTAGGAATAATAGTTATAGGCATATTCATTATGCACCATTCTTTAGCAGCATTTAATGTTTCACCACTTCTACAAGTCCATAAAATAATTACTAATTCTTGTCCTCGTTTATTTACTTCAACATTTTTATCTAACAAATGTTTAATAGTATTTTCTTTTATATTTCCTATTGCAGGATAGTTATGTTCTACTAATGTTCCATCAAAATCAAGAGCTATATAATATTTATCATACATTTTTTACAATCTCTCCTATCATTTCAATCCACCTATTATAGGTTTTTAAATATTCTTCATTAGATATTTCAGTGTATAAATCTATTTCTCTTTTACGTTGTCCAGAGTTATCCATTAAATTACAAAACCAACCTATGCTTTCAGTATGAAGTGAAAAAATTTCTTCATACATGTTTTTACTCTTAAATGATTTTATAGGAAGATTAAAAACCAAAGTATTCATTTTATATGGATTATTTTCTTCAACATTTAAAATCTTATAATATGCAATAGTTTCTTCATTTATAAGTCTTTTAAATGTTTTTCCAATATATTCTATATTATTAGCTATATCTTTTTTAGTTTGTTCACAATAATATTTATTAATTTGTTCATTTAATTCATCTCTCTGTTTTTCTAAAATTTTAATATCTACTTCATCTTCATCTATCAAATTAATATCTTCTATAAGTTTTGTATTTCCATTTTCTAAAATAATTAGTTCCGATTTTGATACCCATTTAATCCAGCGATTACATTTTTGACAGTATAATCCAGTGTGAAAATCACCATAACTTAAACGTCCAAGTGTGGGTCCACACTTTTTACATATAGTTTCAATATTCATAATTACTCATTCCTTTAATACTTTATTTCATCAGGTGTTAATTTAACAGCTTTTTCTTTTAATTTTTTCACATATCGTATTCCTTTATCGTTTACTTTTATTTTAAGTAAACTATCATCTTCTGAAAGTTTCCGCATTTGTTCAGTAATTGGAATTCTATAAGCCATATATAAATTTTTATAAAATACACTTTCCGAACATTCATCTGCTTTATCACCAGTATAATTTTCAAAAGATTCTGCAGTGCAATCGAATGTTTCTACTTCATAATCACCTGAAGGAATACCGATTAATACTTTAGTATTTCTTTTAAATAAAATATCAATAATCTTCATAATATATATTCCTCATTTACTTATTGAATTTAATAGCATTTTCATTAAATAAAGTATTATCACATTCCACAAAATAGTCAAATAGTGGTAACGCTAACTCTCTCATTTGAGGATGAGCAGCTTTGTCACATCTTAATTCAAAGAAATGTCCCCATTCATAATTATGAGCAGTCATTATAATTTCAGTTTTTAAACTGTTACCAAGTACACTTCTAGCTTCTTGAGGAGTAGCTCCTAATTCTAATAACTCAAAGTATGCTTTTTCTGAAGCTTTTATTGCATCTCTCCAAACATGATACTTGTTTCTTTCAACACTTTGAAGTTCTGCTTCACCATCAAACATTAATGGGTCAATCACCGTGATATTATTATCAAATTTATCTTTAGAATAATTACAATATCTTGTAGATTCTTGAGCATATGAAGAATCCCTATGTCTAACGATTTCATGTGATACACCTCTATCACAAATAAATTTAATAGATTTCCATCCGTGCATCCATTGTTCTTCTGGAATTAATGTATTAATATCATCGATTTTAGTCCAATTATTTCTATGTACTTTTTTAAATTTATTACCAAATAATTCATCACAATCATAATCTAAGACTATTTGCTCACATAATTCAATTAAATGTTCTTTCATATAACTATTAGTCTTATAAGCTTCTAATAAATCTAAAAGAGACCTTGCGCTAAACGACAATATATATCTTAATTTTGTTTCAAAATTACCTTCATCATTACATGAAATAATTTCTGTCGTACTAGATGTTATATATTTTTCATTACTTAATATTTTAAAAAATAAATTATTAGGAGTATTACATTGATATACAAATATAAAATGTTCTAACATCGCCCAATGTTTTTTATCATATAAATTTTTAATCATTTTTTTATGACTTTCATCAGTTATTAAATCTTCTGATTTATAACAAATTCTTGCAATTTTTTCAATATGTTTTTGAGGATTGTCATCATACATTTCTTTAAATGACGGCTTTATAATTTTCATAATTTATCTCTCCTTTATATTAATTCTGTTATATTTCCATTATCTAAATTTACATGTATCTTACATTCATTTATTAACTCGTTATGAACAACTTGTAATTGTGAAGTATTTAGTAAAATACTTTTATAAATACTTAATACATTATCTACAAAAATCACAATATCTACTTTATTCCAAACTTTCTTATGTGACATTAACATATAATTCATAAAAGTTGTTAAAGTTATACATAATAAATATGGAAAATTATCTGTTGTTGATTTTATAATTACATCATCCATATTATTTGTTCTAACCTCATTAGAATTTAATTGAGGTAAATCTTTACATTTATCTAATATAGATACTCCATAATCACGATTAAAATCATCCAGTAACATATTTAAGTCTCTGTTACTATTTCCAATAGTGATAATAAATCTTTTTAATTTTTCTGCAAACTCTATTATTTGATGTGTATTTAAATTAAATTTTTTATTAATAACTTTTATACTACATAATAATGCTATTACTGAACATTTAGTTAAAATTTTATTATCTATACTTTTTCTTATTCTATATACTTCTAACATTTTCTTAGATGATTTTGTTAATTCATTATATCCAGAATCTCTAGCATACTTATTTATATCATCCCAAGTTTTATTTATTTTTTGTTTTTTAATTTCTTCTTTTATTTGCTTTCTTTTTTTCTTTAATTGCAATGCAGTTTTATCCATTTCTTTTTATCCTTTTTATTTCTTTTCTTATATAATATAATAGACTAAATTATAAAAAATTATTTAATGATAACCATATTCACTATCTATTTTTAAATCAGAAGATATACATTCATTATCATATAATTTATTTAAAGAGTTTATTTGTTCCTTAGTTATTTTTTTAGGATTAATATATGTGTTATACCAAACTGAAATACATCCTGTCATATTGACGAGTTCTAACATTACATCACACCAAATATCTAAAATATCAAATAATACTTCTCTTTCATAACATGTAAGATTAATTAATTTTTCTTGATGACTTGGAATTGCATATGATATATCTCCATCAGGATGAATTAATACTTCACAATAGTTTATATAATTTTCATTGTGATACTTTATAAATTCATCTATTTTCATTTTATCAGTTCTCATAATAATCATCCTTCTTTTATAGCGGTTGTTCCAAATCTCTTACCTTCTGTATAACCATTTAATTCTGCATGTACACTAGTTGATTTATTTTTTATTACTCTTTCTTTTTGTGCAAAATCTTTAGTAAAATTAGAAAAATTAGTTTGTACTTCTTTATCAACCTGAACCATTAATGCATATTTTTCTTGTTTGTTTTGTTCTTCATATTTTGCTTGAATGCCTGCAACAAATCCATTAAACCAAGAATATTTAATTCCTTTAGCGGTCCCAAATATATCTCTATATTCTCTTGCATATTTTTCTGCTTTTTCTTCTGCAATTTCATATGCACAGTTTATAATTTCTGTAACACATTCAACATCTGTTTTAAAACCAAATAATGTAACTCTATGAATTTTGCCATGAGTTGTAATATATTTAAGTACTCCGAAATTTTTAGTAAATACATCTATTAACATGTATATCCAAGGAATAGTTGCATTGTAATTATTTAATTCCATTTTGACGATTTCTTTATCATCTTCTTTTAAAATATCTTTTTCTTCAAGTTTATGTTTTAACATTAATTTTCTCGCAGTTGTTAAAGCACTTAATGCTTCAGCTTCAGTACAACCATTTTCAACAGTTTTATTCAATAAATGTTTTATTTTGTTTAATATAGAATTATCACACATACTTTTTTCTCCTTATAATTATTTTGCAGGCCAATTAACTATCATATAATGAAGCCAATTCCAATCACTATAATGAGGATCGATACTTCCACTTTTTACTGACATTTCCAAAAAACATAAGATAAATGATATCAAAAATATCATTGATACAATATAGAGCATGTTTTCTAAAAATTTAAATAATTTCTTCATAGTTATTTCTCCTTTTAAATAATTTTAGCTTTTGTTTTATTATGTTTTAATTATAACATATTTTCTTACATTTGTAAACCCTTTTCTTATAATTGTAATAAAACTGTAAAAAAGGATTAGACGTTTAATCTAATCCTTTTAAATTATCTCGGTTCTAAATACAATGAACTCCAATAATCACTATATTGTAATATCGTTAATAATTTATTCTGTTTAAAATTAACTTTTTCAACCTTATCATATGGTGAATTATGATATAATATTGCAACCCATTCGTCTTCATCTAAATCTATAAATTTTTGTAAAATATATAATGATTCGGATTCATGTGGGTTATATTCTGCTTCATCAAACAAATACGGTGGAGTAGCTTTATAACCCGCAGCTTTTTGCTTTTCAGTTGGCTCATTTTCAATATAATCATCGTGTTTTCCTAAATCATGAAATAATGCATCTGTAATTACTTTATATATAGGAATATCACAATTGAGTGATTTATTTAAATTTAAAGCTGTTTTTGTAACTAAATTCGAATGTAAAAGCAAACCATGTCTTATACATAGATGATACTTTGTAGATGCAGGTGCTTGTATGAAATGACTTTCATTAATAATAAATGTTATTAATTTTTCAAAATCGTTAAATCTTTTTTGTAATTTTTCTCTTAATGAAATATCTTCACAACCATTTATGTAAAGTTGTAAATTTGTTTGAGCTTTATTACAAAAATTTTCAAACGTTTTTATTTCTCTTTCAATTTCTTCTTGATTTAATTCTCTCATAATTTATTTCTCCTTTTCTTTATTAACTATAATTGCAAACTTAAACATTTATTATTTATAAATTATCAATTTTATTTAAATTAAATGTTTTACCTCTTGGTCCTTTTTTGTATACAATGCATTTATCATCTGCATCACAAGGTCTCATATGTCCTGTGAACAATATATATTCACATGTCCATGGAAACATAGATGATGCTCTATATATACAAGTATTGCATTTACATTTTTTATACTTATTCATATGCATCAAATTCCTTTTTAATTTATTTTATCGATTTTGTATATATAATTATGTTTAATTTCTTTATAAATATATTTCTCTATAATCGGATATATATATGTTTGAATATATAATAAATACAATAATTTGTAAAGTTTTTCATCACATGCATGTTCACTATAATATCTAAATTTTGAATTTCTCATTTCATCAATAAATATATCTTTAATTTCATCATATCTTGTATGAGCAGTCTCAAAATTATTTATTACAAAACATGTAGTTTCAATAAATGTTAAAAACCAATTTTCATTTTTAAAATCTTTATCATCAATATAAAATTCACCGTTATTCCACACATTGTGTTTTTTAGCATATGTCTTTATTTCATCTACAATATATCCTAATTTTTTAATATCTAAAGCTTCTCGTTCATTTATTTCTTCAATTGATGTATCACTATCAAATGATTCTTCATAAAAAGATTTATCAACTTCATCATATGTTAATTCAGGATGAGTTACTAAATCACTTAATTTTGCAAATGTTCTTTTTGTAGATGGTCCACATACACATCTGATATGAGTGGCATAATATAAGTCAATGTTTAATTTATTAGGCTTTATTTTATCATAATTGTCATTAAATAAATTAGATAGTTTTAAATACTCACCGGCCATTAAATATTTAGCGAACTGTTTAGCTCGTCTGTCAGTAAAATTTCTAACATTATTAATTATTTTCCAATGTGAAATAAGTTCTTTCCAATTATATTTAGAAATATCATCTACATACTGTGTAATTAATTGTTCTTCATAAAATTCTCTATCTGTTAAAAACTTATAAGCAATTTTAAAATATTTAATTAAATAACTATAATCTAATGATGAATAATATCCAGTTGTGCTATCTCTTGAAGAACCAAATTGACCAATCTTTTTAGTATCTATAAAATACTTCATCCATATAGAATTCATATATTCAAGATTAATAAATTCAGAAGTCTCTACTTCAAAATTAGCCTTATTTTTTCTTTCATTCCACCAATCGTCTTTTTTAACAGCTATAAAAATTCTATCATTTTCAATAAGATTAATTTTATAAAGTCCAGAAGATACTTTACAATCTCTTGTAGTATTCAATTCTCCTCGAGCTCTATTGGCACTATATGTCTTACCATTACTTTCTCGAATAGATTGAATAACTAAAATAGTATCTCCAACATGATTATATTCATTTATATTTTCTACAAAGTCGGCAAAATTTCCATATCTATTATCATCTAACCAAGCATTTGCATAATTATGAATAATATATTTAGATGTAAATCTAATATCTACTTTTTCAGGTACAGTAAGTATTTCTCTATGTTCAATTAGTCCTTGAACTACACTTAAAGCAAAATATCTCGAAACGGCTTCACCAATAGGAGTGTTAGGAGTTTTATCATTTTCATCTATTTGTTTTACTTCAGGTTTATATATTACATCTTCTATGAAAGATAATTTATGCTCATCCATATCAGTTTTGTCATTATCCCATTCTTCTTCAAGCCAACCCACATATAAATTTTCACCATTTCTAACAACAAATCCAATTTTATTTCCATGCAACATATCGTATGACTCTAAAATATCATCATCACTGTTGTAAAAATAATTTTTATTTGTTTTAGAACATCTAAAAAATGATATACATTTTAGTTGAGGACAAAACATTTCCATAACGGAATCCGAATATTTAAGTACTTCTTCTAAAAGTTTATAATTGCCTTCAATATCATCAGTATATATACTCATGGTTTTAGCTAAATCTTCATTAAGATATAACATTTTTTGATTAAGCACTATAGGTGTTTCTTCTGATTCTTTTTTACCTTCTCTTAATTGAATTAATTCTACAGTTTCACCTGCAAAACATCTAATAGAATAAATGTTTGTTTTCAACATAAAGATTTGCTGTTTTAATGCTTTTAATTTTTCATTAAATTCAGCCATCTTTTCATCAAGTTCAGCTATCATTGCTTGTTTCTTAGCCTCAAGTAAATTCATCTTTTCATCTATTTCTTTTTGAATTTTGGCTAATTCATCAGTTTTAGCATTTTTTACATTTTCTATTTGTGATTTTAAATTATCCATTAATGTTGTTACTTTCTTTTGCTCACTTTTAACATCATTAATAGATAAATTTGTAATTTCAGCCGGTAGTTTACTTTCGGTTGCAGGAGTATTTCCATTTATTAACATTCTCTTTACTTCATTTAATGAATACTGAGAATAATCTGTTTCAGGTATAAATTCAACAAAATCTTCAAGAATAAATATAGATACTTTACCATAAGATACTACTACATATTTATCAATATGCATATCTACGTTCCATGTAAAATTATTTAATTTAATATATGCATCTACAGTTTTAGCATTATCATATCTTAATATATTAACTCCATCTGGTTTAGAATTACAATACTGTTTATTTAATATATTATCAATTGCTTTTGAAATAACTTGAGTATCTTTTTCATTCCATTTACCATAAAAATATTGCATATATTCATCGTTAAATTTTACAACATCAAAATTTTCAGATTGAATATACTCCAAATATTCATTAAGTTTGATATTAGATTTCATTAGTAAATCCTCCTTTGTATAAGTATAATAGTATCATTTAATGAGTATTATCTACTATTATTTCACATACATTTGAAGGATAACTACTTCCAGCACAATACCAGCAATCATATTCTGGTTTATATAACCAAACACCATCAACTACATTTGCTCCTACTTTCATAGAACCTCTAAACATTTTATAACCTTCACACGTTAACATTTATTATTCCTTCTTTCAATTTTTGTATTATAATTATATCAAATATAAATATAAATGTAAACAAAAAATTTATAATTATTTGCAAACTTATACATTTTTAACAAAAATCAAGAGTTGAATTGTAAAATGTATTCAACTCTTGATATATTATGATTAATATTTTTTTAATTCTCTTTTAAGTTTATTCACTATGTTATGATTTTCTTTCTTAGGTTGTCTACTTTCTAATAATGAAATTCTATTCATAATCATTAATTTTGTTTTCATACTTATACTCTCCTTTTATTCTTTATAAAAAATTAATTTATACACACAAGTATGTGTAGTTAATTTATCAATATTTATGTCTTCTATTATTAATTCTATTCCCATATCTGCATATTGTGATATGAGTATTTTACCTATCTCCAACATGATATTTTGTATATCATCTATTTTTAATCTATAATTATCCAAATTAATAGTAAAAACATATGTGATTTGTCTTGATGATTTTAGGTTTACTTCTTTTTCATAATCTATAACATATTTATTATCAACTATAAGTTGAAAATTCATAGGTATTTTTAATTTCTTAGGATTATAAAAATTTATTTGCATATTAATCATTTCTCCATTCTTCACATTTGAATCCATTTAATCTTAACCAATTAGATACAAGATGTCTATGACAAAAATCTTCCGATTTTTCATAACAAATTAATGCAATATCATTTGATTGTTTGTCACATAATTGTTCTAATTCCATTACCACTTCTGAGGCATCCAGATTATCCAGAATTTCTTTTTTAAATTGTTCTATATAATAACCATTATCTTTATTTTTCTTCCATTCTATAAAAAATTGATATTTAGGAGCCAATCTTTTATATTGTAATCCATCCCACCAATCTGGAGCTTTTCCACAAATAGATATTGGAATTATATTTTTAGGTAACTTTTTTAAATTTCCAAAATAACTAGTATATATCACTCATATCATCTCCTTTAACATATATTTAAGATAATATAACTAATTATAAATATCAATCCAGTTAGTATATATGCTCCAATTGGTAAAAATACTAAACGTCCAAAATATGAATAATCATTTTTAAATACAAATATAAAACTTATTCCTATAATTAATAATATAACACCAAAAATTAAAATATCCATTTCAACCCAACTTATTTATTATTCATCAATATTATCTTCAAGATATGGATTTACTACTTCAGGAAGAGATTCCTTTTCATCATTATTAATAACTGTATTATTTTCAGATGTACTTAATACACCTAAACCTTTAAGAGGTTCTGCAACTGCTTTAACGGCCTCTGAAACTGAATCATTAAATGATTTACCATTAAGAGCATTATTAGAAACATCTAAATGTTTCATAAGAGTAGGAATTTGTGCAAGAGTATCAAATAATACATTGTTGCCCATACCTGTTCCTGAACCACCAATGTTTACAAATTCTGCATTCTTTCCAACTTCAGCCATTACAGTAGCCATATTTGTTGCAATCTGTACTCTTGCTTCATTTTCAATCTTAATTTTTTCAATTTCAAAATTAACCTTACCATTTCCTGCTCTTGCTTCAGCTAATGCTTTTTCACCTTCAGCTTCGGCAAGTTTTTTCGCTTTAATTGCTTCAGCTTCTGCAATACCTTGTTTAGTAGTAATTTCAGCTTGAGTTTCACCTTCAAGTTTTATTTTATTTGCATTAGCTTGAGCTTCTCTTTCAATTGCATTTGCTTTACCAATAGCTTCTTGCTCTAATACTTTAGCTCTTGCTTCTGCATTAATAGTGGAAACGTTTGCTGTTTCTTGAGCTTTAATTTCCGCTTGAACTTTTTCAGCTTCAGCTCTAGTTTTAATAACTTCCTTTTCTTTAATTGCGGCTAGATTAGCTTGTTCTTGTCTGACAACTTCAACTTTACCTTCTTGTGCAGCAACTTCTTGCATACGAATAGTTTTCTGAAGTTCACCTGCAATTGCAGCGTCTGCATTGGCTTTATCTGTTTCCGCTTTGAATTCGGCAATTTTTAAATTATTATTTTTAGTTTTTTCAGCAATTTCAAGTTCTGTATCAAGTTCACTTTGTTTAGCTATTTTTTCTGATTCTGCATTTTGTTGTCTGATTTGCTGATCAGCCATAGCTCTTACTTGTTCAGCTTCTTTTCTCTTTTCTTCTCTATCTTTAGCAGCAATATCTTCATAATAACCATTGTTATCTGTAACTTCACCTATATTAAGTGAGATTAATTTAAGACCCATATCTTTAAGTTCATCTGCAACAGCTTCTTGCACCGTTTGTTTAAACTGTTCTTTTTTAGTAGCTACTTCTTCTGGAGTCATAGTTGCAACAGTGCCAAGTACACATCCAGCCAATGTTCTTTTAACATCTTCTTTAATACCATCACTTTTACGTTCTTTAAAAGATACTATTGCTTTAGCAAGAACTTCAGTATCAGATGAATCAGGTCTAATTTGAGCAGTCCAATTAATAACGATAGGTACACCTGTCTTTGTCATAATTTCATCTTTATCAGCTGTAACAGTTAACATACATAAATCGAATGTATCTGCTCTTCTAAAAATAGGAATTACAAGTCCACCTCCAGAAACTTTATAGATAGGCTCTTTTCCGCCTGTTATTATTAATACTTTATCTACAGGCACTGTTTTATATATTTTACAAAGTAAAATAATAAAAGCCACAATAAATAAAATTATTACCCCACCGATTATTAAATATTTTTCCATAATTTATTAATCTCCTTTTTATGTAACATATTTTTTAGTAACATCAACACCATTATCAAAAATGATATAATCTTTACTTTTGACAATTGTTTTAAATAAATTTATATCTTCGTAGTTTTGTTTGCATTTTAAATTAGTTAACTCATATTCTTTATAATAAATTTCAAATCTAAATTTTTCCACAACTAATATCTCCTAATTTAATCTATAAAATCATGTATCATCTCAATATAAGGTAATGTGCAATTACAAACATTTATGGAATGTTTATTATATTGTTCACACCCTATACAACACTTAGGAGTTTCGCCTGTATGCAAATATGAATTATTATTTAAAGGAATAAAATTGTCATTTATTGTTTTGATAATTTTAACTGAATAATCTATTAACAATTGCTTTTCATTTTCCGTTTTATTGACTAATTCTTCATTTAAAGTTATTAAAATTTTATCTTTTACTTCATTAATATTCATAAATTAAATTCCTTTTACTTTTATATATTTATTAAAATTTTCATCTACATCAAAATGAGATTTTGCATCAAATTTAATATGATTCAATAACATACTTATTAATTCTCTTGCAATTACTTCACCATTAGGTATAGCTTTATAACTATATATTGTCTCATCATCGACATTAATATAATATTCACATTCGCCAATTGTCAAATAAATTCTTTTTATTTTAAAAATATTTATAGCGCTGAGTCCATTATTATAAATCAAATATGAATTTTCAAACAATTATTATTCCTCCTTAGATATAAAAAATTTTTCTGCAAGTTGTTTATATATTGCAGTTTTTCTATTTTTGTCGTATTTACAATACATTATTGCATCTACTAATGCTTCTTTATATATACTTTCTACATATAATAATTTTTCAAATAACAACATTTTATCATTTTCTTCTAAATCAGTATTGTTTATAATTTGCAAATATTGTTCTTTATACTTACGTGTCTTAAAAGCATTTATATCGCATGATTCATATTTATGAGGAACTATAGTTTTGCAATAATTATCTAATGAAATAATAAATTTTTTATAAGGTATGATTTCATATTTATTAATACTTTTAAGAGTATCATAAAATTCTTTAACTTCTAAATATGATTCATTATTACATTGGTTTAAATAACATACATTTAAGCCATTCAATATTTCATATAATTTATTTATACCATGTAATAATAATTCATTATTATGTTCTAAAATTCTTAATTTTAATTTACGTTTATTAAACATTTAATTCACCTCCTTTTTTATAAACTTATGTTATTTGAAATAGCATTGCCTATGATAGTTAATGATTCAGGTGTCTTAACAAATGAATCAGTCATTAAATAATAATTAGAATTAAAATCTTGTAACACAAGCCCGTCCATATATACTGTAAATCCATCAAATTCAATTGGTCCTTTATAATATTTTACTATAAATTCACTCACTGAATCATCAAAATTCACACTTAATATATCATTACTGAATATAGGAGATTTATTTTTATCAACTAATGATGTAATTTTACAAATATCATTTTCACTAACTGATATTTTATCATTTTCGGTTGTTAAATAATATAATATACTTTCATCGTCTATTATTTTTTCATAATCTCCATATACCCATTCATTGTTAATATATGCTTTACAAGTAATATTCATATTTTTTACTCCTCCATTAAACTTTATATATAATATAATTGTTTTTAAACGCATATATTATTTAAAAACAAAAAATAAACCTCATTTTATATGAGGTTTATTTTTTTGGATAAATTGTAAGTGGATAACAGTTAGAGTCTTCAAGGTTTTAAGCCTTGAGCTATTGAGCATTAGCCGTATTTTTAACAAAGACTCATGTATAATGAATATTATGTGAAAGAATAAGTATAGCAAAGTAAAAACCATAACTTATTTTAATACAAAAAATGGTTGTATGTTAAAACCACACAATGTTTATTTAGAAAGGAATGCAAAATAATGTATTTAAATCACATAATATTCATTTGGTCGGAATTAAGAGATTCGAACTCTTCTTAATAAATTAATTGTCAAATACAAAATTTTTAAAGGGGAAGTTTCATTTAGTATATTTTAATTTATTAAGTGTATAACCACTTTATACCTAATTCCGAAATACCGTGTTTTATAAATGTTAAGTACTATGCATTCATATTTTTATTTAAAGTATAAAAACATACACGGTGATGAAAAACTCCATTTTTTAAAGTAAAAAATATGTAAAACTCAGTTTATTCTATACTTGTAAAAGATTTTCTTTGCGCAACCCGAAAACAGGTTTGGTGCAAGAGAAGGGATTCGAACCCTCAATTCCTCACGGACGACGGATTTTAAGTCCGTTGCATATACCAAAATTCTGCCACTCTTGCATGTAAATCATAAGAATCACCCACTAATTATTAAATAATAACCACTACATTTATATTTAATAATTGCCCACTATCTTACATTAAATCTCTAAAGATTCTACCCGTATGCTTTATTAATTAAAAAAGTTGAACAGAAAAAATGAAACAAAGCTATTCATATTACTATGAATATTTGGCTGGGGTAAATGGAATCGAACCAATACTCTAAGAATCAAAATCTTATGTACTACCGTTATACTATACCCCAATATATTAAATATTAAAGGTTGAAAATATATTAAATAATTAAGAAAAGAGGATTTACCAGGAACTCAATTCTGGTAAAAAGGTAAATGTTATACTTTCGGAAAATTATTCGAAATGAATATTTTCAACCTTTAATAATTTAAACTAAGTTTAATTTATTCCATCTTATATTTATTATAATAGTTTAACTCTAAAGTTATTATTTATTTTTATGATTTTTTTACGATTTTTTATGATCTTTTATATAAACCTAATTCTTCCATTCTTTTTGATATTAATTTTTTACAAGAACTTAATAATTCCTGAGCAATATCCATTTTTTGAGAAATAATTTTAACTGATCGTTTCCATGTAGTTTCCAATAACATTTCTTCTTTTATTGCTAATTCAGCACCTGATTTTTTATCAGCGATAGTACCTTCTTGTATAATAAATGCTTCGTTATAATTAGTTTGCTTTATTATTTTAGATAAATCTTCTTTAATACCAACTTTCATCAATACATTATTAAGTTCGTATATTAATATAGGCAATCTAATAATTAATTTCTCTAATTCTTTGTCAGATATTTCATAATTTTCTTTATTTATCTTCTTATGCATTATATTCATAAGTTCATCTAATTCTAAAGTAAGCTCATTTATACGATCTATTATGGTTTTACCTATTATAGATTCTGCATGTTCTAATAACTCATCGCAATTTTGTAATTTAATTTCACTAATAATGTCTTTTAAAAAATCGGCCATAATTATTTCCTTTATTTACCTGAATTTCCAAATCCAGTATCTCCTCGATTGGTATTCATAATTTCTTCTTTTGTCAAACCAGTTTCTTTCATATAATCTTCTAGAGATACCCATTCAATGCTGTAAGTTTTATAAATATCTAAACTGCACGGTCTTTCTCCTTTTTCAATGGTAATATCTTTGTCTGTCACATTGTACAAAAGAGCATTGATACAACCACGATAATTCAAATCTACATGCGCAGGTCCCACTAATAAACCTTCAAGCCATCTACCACCTCTTGTTCTACATGCAATACCAAAACCTTCAGGAATAATAGTTCCAATACCAAGTGATACTTTAGCTGAACCATGAGCTGGAATCGTTACTGTTTCATGAGCATATGCATCATATCCAATATCACCTTCTTTATTTCTCTTAGGAAGCATTAATTCACCATCTCCTGAAAAATCAAGATATGGTACCTGTATTGTATTTTCAGTACAATTCATTGTTTCCATCATATGTTCCAATGTTGTTATCCTATTTTCTAATTGTGCTAATACTTTATTCATATTATGTACTCTCCTTTGTTTTTTCTTATTTATTATAATATGTTATCAGATTAAATATTATTTAAAAGATAATAATTTATATTATGTTTTAATTTAAATGTCTTAGAATGCATTCTGAATTACACGTTTATATAATTATTTTTAGCATCTTCTAATAATTGACCATCTCTCCAAATATTAAAACAATGATTTTCAGTGAGATCAATAATATTCTTATTTTTAAATTGTTCTCTTACTTTTCTCCAATTTATACCTACATTATCTAAACCTCTTTGATGAATCCATTTAATATATTCTATATGACCAAAATTATTTTTCATTTCCTGTTGTTGCTGAGTAAATCTTTCTTGAATACTATCAAAATTCATAGTACCCATTGCAACTGAACTGTATGTCATCCATCTAAATTCACAATTTATAAGACCTGCTTCTAATCCTCTAATAAGTAAATCTAAATCATCATGTCCATTGCCTATAAGAGTTCTATAATTTAAACCAGACTCTTTAAGTCTCTTTAAATTTAAACAAACAGTTCCTGTAGGAAGTCCTGATAATAATCTCATTGATTTTTCTACATTTATAAAATCAGGAACCCAACTAAATCCTTGCATCATACCTGTGGTAAACATCACATTATATTTTTTAGCAACATATTCCATACCAATCTGCCACATTGCCATAGTTTTTCCAAAGTTTTGTGTAGTAACTCCTTGAGCTTTTGGTTCACCATTTGCTCTAAACCAAGGAACCGTATGACAAAAATTAGTAATATCATCGTCACACATAAATATAAAATCATATTTCTTAGAAAAAGCATTTACAATTTGTTCTCTAGTTTTTCCAATGTCATCTATTAATTCATCAGGAAATGCTTTTATATGTATATAATCATTATATTTTATATACTCTGATGCTTCATACAGTTCTTTTTGAGATTGTCTCACAATAATATAAATTGGATATTCATAACCAGGAACAACTATGTCTTTAATCCATTTTACAAAACCACAATTAGGTCTATTATATGATGGAATTACTATAGGGAATAATCTATCCTTTACAATATCATACGCTGCTTCATAAAGTTTGTTACTCCAACAATCAACTGCTAATAGCTCTTCAGTTGTAACTTTCGGAGCTTTAACTCTTGGAGTTTTTTCATATTTCATTTTTTTACCTTCAATATATTGCTCTAAAGATATATTTTTTTTATTTAATTCATCTTTTAATTTTATTACCTCCTCCCAACATTTTTTACACTTTTCATCGACACAATCATTACATTCTTTATCACAATTTATAACCGCTTCAACATATGAACTCATGTTTGAAATATTTTTAGGACATTTAAATTCATTTGCTAAAACATTTAATATTGTGTCAGTTTTTAATTTTGCCATTTTTATTCCTCCTTTTTTAATATCCCATTTTGTCTGTTAATGTTTCATCATTTATTATCCAATCATTAACTTCTTTTATAATAAAATTATCATTAGGCCTTGCAAACACCACATATTTAATACCTGCATTAATGATTATTTTTTTACACATTTGACACGATTCTAAATTCTCTATAATATTTCCATCAATATCACTTCCATATAAATATAAAGTAGAATCAATCATTTTTTCTCTTTCAGCATTTATAATTGCATTCATTTCACTATGAACACTTCTACATAATTCATATCTTTCTCCTCTTGGAATATTCATTTGTTCTCTTCTACAATATCCTAAATCGATACAATTCATAGTTAATCTGGGAGAGCCATTATATCCTGTAGAAATTATAGTGTCATTTTTAACAATAACAGAACCATATTTTTTCCTTAAACAGGTAGATCTAGTAGATACTTCTTTTGCAATATTTAAATAATATACATGCTTAGAAGGTCTTTCACATGTTTTATCATTTAATTTGTTGTATTGTTCACTGCATTTATTGCAATAATGATGTTTTTCATATACATTCCATCCAGATTCATTATATGCACCAACTAAAAGTTTAAAATTATTTATACCTTTAAAAATCATCTTTTTATCACATATATAACATTTAAAATTTATGCAATTTTCATTTTTATATTTACTATCTAAATATTTTTTATTCAAACTATTTATTAAATCTATATTTTTCATTAAACACTCATTCCTTCATTAATTATAAACTATAATACACAATAAATATAATTGTATTTACGTAATGTTATTATTTCTATTTATGAAATTTCTATAGAAGATATTTGATTTTTATCTTTAGTAACCGTAATCATATGATCCATTGCTATTTCTTTAATATCTCTATGAGAAATTATAAATGTTGTTTCAACGTCTTGCATTTCATTACAAATTAAATCTAATATGATATTAAATGATATTTCATCACATCCATCAAATATTTCATCTAATATTAATATATTTGATGAAATAGAATTCATTAATTGTGCTAAAAATCTCTGAGCAATTATAATAGCTATATCTACTTTTTTTCTTTCACCACCTGATAATTGTTCGTATGTTTTTTCGTTAAGATAAATATCTAATTTGTTATCTCCTTCAATAACTATTGTTTCATTTTCAAACAACAAACTTGATAATTCTTTTAATTTTGTATTAAGTCCAATAATGACATTATTTAACAAATATGATTTAAAATGTGTTGTAGATAATCTCACACAATGCTGAATTAATGATAATTCTCTATTTAAATCTTTTAATTTATCATTATTTTTATTTATATTTTCTGCGTATGAACATACTTCATCACTTAGTTCATAAATTTTATTTTGAAATTCAAAAACGTTATTTCTTAAACTTGCAATTTTTGTATCTTTTTGCAACTCTTGTTCATATTCAGCATGCAATAAATTTAAATTATTTTTTAATTCATTCAATGAACTTGACATACTATTTAATTTAGTATACATGTTATTAGATATAATGTTTTGTGTTTCATAATCTTTTTGTTTACATTCTATTTCATTTGTTAATCTTGTGATTTCGTCATTTAATTCAGTGATATGATTTTTTATATGTTCATTTGATGAATAATCTTCTAATACAGTTCCGCACGTAGGACAAATCTTATTGTTCGAATACTTATTTACTTCTATTTTTAAATTTTTAATTTTATTATTATTTTCATCAATTGCATGTTTTAATGTAAATAATAATTGTTGTTGTTTATTAAATTTATCATTCACTGCTTCTTTTTGTGTTTCTAATGTCTTTATTTTTTTATTAATCTCATCAATATCATTTTGGCTAATATTAGATTTTTGATTAATCAACTCTCTTATTTGTTGTTGTGCATTCACCATCGATTGTTGAGTATCATCTGCTAATTTAAGTTGCATATCCATTTTAGCTCTTAATTCAGTCGTAGATAATTCATTATTCTTAATATTATAAATAACTTTACCTTCTTTAGTTTTAAGATTATTTACGAAATCTTCTAATCTATCATTTATATGATACAATGACTCCAAAAGTTCTTTTCTTTCTTTAGGAGAATAAGTTGCAAATTTATTATTAAATCCTTGTGATAAAAATATAATTTGTGAAAATATTTCATTGTCTATTTTTATAATATCTTTTATGATTTTATCTGAATCAGTTTTATTTCTTCCTGAAATATCTTCATTGTTTTTTAAAATAGTTAAATTAGTTTTATATTCTTTATGTTTCTGTGAACGCCGTATGATATAATTAGTATTGTCTACATCAACATTTAATTCCACAAAACAGCCATTTTTATAAAATTTATTAACTACATCATTTGTAACTCCTGCTGGAGTTTTACCAAATAAGCACCAACATATACTTGATAATAATGAAGATTTACCAGCTCCATTAGATTTAGTTTTAGAATCATATTTATTAATACCTTTGATAAAACATGTTCCTAAATTATTAAAAGCAATTTCAGCTTTACCTAATGATTGAAAGCCTTCTAATCTCATAGAATTGAATTTTAAATTAATCATTTGTTTCCTCCCAACAGTGTAATATACTCATCTATGTTTCCTTTTAAATCATCTCTATTTGAAAGAAATTTAATAAACTCAGATTCAATATCTACATCCTTATTTATGTGCATATAATTATCATTCTGGACTTCTTTATTATATGTAAATATAAATCTATATTTTATAATATTTGGAATATCTGAAAGGGCTTTTTCAATATCTTCTTTTAAACTAAAATCACATTTAATTTTAACTATTATTTGATTATTTGTAGACTTTAAATCTTTACAAACAGATTGTATATCTTCAAGACCATTTATATTATAACTCTTAAATAAAATTGAATGTGGATTTACAAACTGTTCAATATCCCCATTATCTGTATCAAATATATAACATGCAGGAACATGATTATTGCTGTCTGCAAAACTATGACTGGTCAATGATCCAACATTATATATCTTTTTATCATTTTTATTATATATTAATTCGTGACAATGTATGTGACCATTTATTATTACATCAAAATGTTCAGCTAAATAATCTGTTGGAATATGATTTTCTATTTTTTTACTACCAAATAAAGTAGATCCATTTATATCTCCATGCATAAATAATATTGCTTTAGAATTTAATCTCGGATATTCTATTAACATTTCATCTACAACTTTTATAAAATCTTTAGCTTCTTGAAAATTAACAGCATAACAATCCCAAGCACCGCATGTATCAGATGGATTAGTATTAAAATACATATATTTATCAACCAATTGAGTATATCCACATAATTTTAAAAATTCTAAAGAATTAAAAGTGTCATTTAATTTATCATGATTTCCAACAATACTAACATCTAATGAAGGATACCATGATAAAATTTCATATGGCTTATATATATCATTTATAGTATGAACCAAAGTATGCATTTCATCAGAACTTATAACATGTGAGTCATATAAATCTCCACAATTTACTACTGTGTCTACTTTATTTTTTGCAAATATATCATAAGCCCATTTAATTGATTTTTTACACATATCTAATCTAGTTGTATATATTTCATTTTCTAAATAAGTAGGCATATTCCCGCTGTTATGTGAAATATGTACATCTGAATAAATTCCTATTTTTGCCATTTATAAACTTCCTTTCATTTAAAAATCAATATTTCTATCTTTAAGTGATTTTTTTATTAAATATTTTCTATTAGATAATTGTTTAGGTGTTATATTTAATGTTCCACATATAGTATCAACATCATACGTATTACAATCGTTTAGAAATTGTTTTAATCCTTCTATGTCATCATATTTAATAGTTGGCTGCCAGTTCTTTGGTCTTTTACCTTTTTTCTTATTTTTATCAGAGACTAATAGTTTATCATTATTCATTTCATTTTTAGTGTCTACCTCTGGTTTATTTTTTTCGTTATCTATTAAATCTTTATAATTAATACCTTTTCTTTTTAAAAATGATTGTATTGCACTTTTTTTATCATAAAGTTTTTGAATATTTTCTAAGTTGTATTTTTTCATACAAGATGCTTTACTCATACTATAATAATCTTTTATAAATTGTGTTGAAAATTCAATTGTATATCTTACCGTGTTTGCTTTTCTATTATCTTTTTTCTCAATATCTTCTTCTTTGATTGCTTCATTTGAAGATTTAATTGATTGTTCAAATATATTTTTCGCAGGAGTTAATGTATTTCCAATAGATTTGTATAAATATATTAAAGAATTTAAAATATCATCTAATTTTTTAGAATTAGCAACATATAAATCTTTTACTATTTTTAAATCCTCATGAAATGAAACGGTTGACTTATTTGTTTCATCTATCATTGATTTTAAGTTGGTTATATTATCATTTGTGGTTATAAACTTATTTTGTATGTCTGTAAAAGAATTAATATAATTAACAGTGTCTCTACTATTCACATTGTTAACGTGTTCTTCATATTTAGTAAATTTATCTTCAATATATTTATCAAACTTAGCAGTTTTTTGTTTGATAATTAAATTTAAAGTAGATTCCAGTTTATTTAAAAAATCAAGAGAAGATAATTCCCGTTCTGATATATTTAAATCAAATTCTACAGCAAGGGCTATATCTATTTTTTTCATAACTAATTCAGATAATCTACCTATATATTCACCTAAATCATGTTTATTAATACACCTACATTGTTCTAATAAAATTACTTGCGGTCTACCTTCAAATTCATAATAAACTTGATATGGTCCTACTGAAGATTTAGGTCTGGTGGTTATAGGAGCTATAGTTACTACATCACCTTTTTTATTTCCTATATCATTTGATATAATAACTACTGGTCTTTTTTTACCTTCAATTCTATTAGGTTGTATATCTCCTAAATCATAATAATAAACATTTCCTCTACTAAATACGTCCAACATTAATCTTTCTCCTTTGTATAACAATTTATCCATTTTATTAACTTCCTATATAATATAATAGCAGTAATATAAGTTTATTATTTAATAATTCATAAATTTATAATTATACTTATATTTCTTATAATTCTATTTATACAAAAAATAAAGCGATGAAAAACATCGCTTTATAATAAATATGTGTTATATAATTTATTTTCAAGAAATTTAGGAATTTTTATTTTCTTAATTGTTATATAATTCCTATAATTTTCATCTTTAATTCTATATTTTACGTTTTTGTGTAACACTGTTTTTGTGTTTATATCAAAATATCTTCGATTAAATACCAAACATTTTATCATATTTGCAAACTCCCAATTATATCAATTTATTATGTAATTGTTTCATATGTTTCTTTACCATTCCTGCCCAATCAGAACCATCGGGACAGTATTTTGATTCAATAGAGTCAATTGAAGTTCTAGAGCCATAGCTATTATGTATTAATTTTCCAAAATACATTATACATTCATGTTGGCTACTAAATTTCATCCACCCTGACTTT